CGGGAGGAATTGAACCTCCGACCTTCAAGATATAAGCTTGATGCTCTAACCAATTGAGCTACGTCCCCATATTGGTGCGCCATTTATTACGCAGTGGCGTCATCAGCGAATGTTAATACGTCAAAGAACTCTAGTACTCCCTTCAGGATTCGAACCTGAGACCCACAGCTTAGAAGGCTGTTGCTCTATCCAACTGAGCTAAGGGAGCATCTCTTAATCTAATTCTCCCTCAAGCCATGCCTCTTTCAATGTTTCCATTACTTCTTCAGTCTTTTCAAATGACCACCCATCTGGTTCATAAATAAAGAAATCACATCCATTCGAATCATCAGCGGCTCTGAATCGGACTTCTTCACCTTCATAGTCAATGGTGTACTCTTTAGTTACTGCCCACCAAATTTCATCTACATTTGTTACTTCGAATCCCATTTCTTCTTATTCTTATAAGCACGGCGCTGAAAGAAATCAAAGCCTTCCAATAGGATGGTACCTGCAATCAATACAGTTGCTGCAGTGGCCAACAAAATCATTACTACTTCAAAAATTGGAATCATCATCTTTTAGTTTTTGTACCCGGGGCGGGGCTCGAACCCGCACTCACCATTCGGCGAATCAGATTTTAAGTCTGACGTGTCTACCAATTCCACCACCCGGGCATTCATTTAATCAAACATCAATCTACTCTTGATCTTGAAATGACTTGTCTTAACATCTCGACCGCATTCCTTAAAGAACTTCACATAACCTTTCGTTGCTTCTTTAGCACTCTTACGACTGCCGTAGATGCCCAACAATTCACCTTTGCAAAGGGTATGATCGCCTTTGGATGGCGCGAACACGCAATATACTTCTTGACTAACCATATCTATTATTTATTCAAACCTTCTTCAGCGAATTCGGACCAGGTACCTTGATCATCGGCTACCTCTTTCATCCAATTGGACACCTTATCGGCAACTGACCTAGGATCTCTTTGCTCTCCGATAATGCCCATCAAATCAATCAAAATGCTCATCTGATGATCTTTAACTGCTGCCTTAAGCAACATATCTTGAGCCTCGGGGGCCATTGATTGCACATGCGCCTTGATATCAAAATCACTCATCTATCTTATCTTTTAACTTACTCTTAAATATAAGGTAGATATCAATTAACGGTCAAGCCTTTTGCCAACTTTTTTCAAACTTTTTTACGGGCCATAACTATTACGCATGCGTCCTCCCAATGGATTGCCTACCTGTAGATAATAGCAATTGTAACATAGGAACCTTAGATTCTCTTTGGCATGATTAGTAGTATCGCCATCGATCCAATCTAATAACAAAGGCACTGTATAATCACTTACGCGTCGTTCATTGAATCCGCATGATGAGCAGCATTCTTCAAATTCTCCAGACCGTAACAATCTATCTTTCAATCGATGTTTGTTATAGTTAGGATGTTTGCCGGCGAAGATGTTTTCTAGTTTAGCCTGAGTCTTTGTTGGGTTCTTTGGGACTCTGGGTACACCTTTGCCATGCGGATTCTTATGAAGTTCAAATAATGTTTTACCAGATTCGGAGTCCGTATACATCTTAGCATACTTACGAAATGCCTCATATGATATCTTAAGGAATCGTGCCGCTTGTGCGCAGGACTTAGTATTCTCCATTGCATAACGGATCTCCGATTCGGAGATATTCATAGCCGGACGACCTTCTCCTGGTTTAAACGGCATCCTCTTCTACAGCCTTCTTTGTAATGTCGTAGTTTTCCATAACCATCTGAAGCAATGTAAATGCTTTTGGTTCTACCTTAACATGATTTGCATCCAGCAATTCATACCATTCTTTAATCAATTCAGACATAACACTCTGCTCCATTTTCGTCGTCCTCGAACACTGATACATACTCACAATCAAAGTATTCAAGTATCTCTCTAGCCAACATCTCACAGGATTTAGGTCCAAAGAAGTGACTACGATACTCTTGCTTCCAATACTTATCATACAAGTATTCTTCAATATCTCGCTTGAACATAATAAATTCTACATCTCGATCATCATGATTCACTCTCTTCTTTGCTGTGAAATGAAACATATGTCGATGTATATCCGATAGGAAACCTACCTCCGGAAAGATCTTCTTAGCATCTGGCCAATTATGGAGACCATCTACTGATAACTTAACTATAACGTTTGTAACCATAATCTAATATATAAACTTCTATTCAAATATCAAAGACGTTTGTCATGTATCTGTATACGTAGTCCTTGCTTTCTTAATTGTGCTGCTAGTACATATATCTCAGGTGCAAATCCTTGATAGATATCACACTGACTATTATTATGTACTATGGTAGCAATTGACGTTGCCTTTATATCATTCATACCTGGAATGAGACTAGTTAATACTGTCCGAACATTGTCGAACGAGTTAACATTGTCATTCATAAGATAAAGATATTTCTTACGACGTCTTTTCCGTGTAGATGTATTCGATGTCGACATCATATGTACAATTTGTAACCCACATATTAACTCTCATGTTCTATGCTAACAATGTGCTCACCATAACGTGCAATAAACTGTTTTACGACTGATGTTCTGTTTGCAATTCCATATGCCTCTTCCGCTGCAATCGGTCTTCTAGTTTCATCTAACACATAGACAATATACTTAGTAGGCTGATCGCGATCACTTAATTCATAAACATCAATCGGCCTGGATGTGATTTTCCAGTTCATTTTTCATTCCCGTTAGGTAACTACATTTCTCATAGTCTTCAGTTGTTTCAAAATGTTTGATTAGACTATCTAGGAACTTGATCTTATCTCTATGATCACGCATAGACTTTGGCCATGGTGTTCTGTCAGTATTAAGTATCATATATACTTCTTCAACTGCTAGATCTAGATAGTTTTCAGACATAACTTATTTCTTTTTACTTTTATTGCCCCAATTCGCTGCACCTACCTTTCTGCATTTAGAAAGTGACAATGAACCATAGGCTGATGGCCATACATCATAACGTGCCTTTACTTTATAATAGCACTTATCACGCTTAGCCTTTTCGTTAATTTGCTCTAGTCTGGCAATTAACTTCATCTTCATTTCTTCTGTCTTTACATTCTTAGCTTTCTTGGGAGGCTTACCGCCCTTAGCCTTTCCTTTGTAGACAGACCTTTTACGTCTTACTGCCGATGCCTTATCTTTTTTAGACATACTAGCAGCTTTAGAAGCAGGAACGCACTTTGGATATGCACGCTTACCTCCTTTCCTAGACTTCTTACCAGCAGAAGCGCCGCAAGCCGGGTGACCACCCCCTTTCTTTTTTCTGGAAATGTCCACCCAACGTTGCTTCACCCACTTTCTAAGATCCTCATCAATCTCTGTATTCTCTTTCTTGACGCAGTTAGGAACACGCTTACCAAACATAGTTTTCATGCCTTTCTTCTCATAGCCTTTCCAACAACGAGTGCCTTCTTCTAAATGTTTCATTTTATCGGTCCTCCTGATACCCATGCATCACATGTACGTGCACCTGCACATTTAAACCAAAAGAACTCACAAAATCCTAAGTTAGCATTTTTAGCAATCGTTTTGCCATCGTCGCCAATAGCCTTTTCTATCTTTGCCAGTGTTGCTTTCTTCTGATCAAATGCGCCGCAGTTAGCACATCTAGATGTTTTTGCAGCTTCAACCGTCGTATCCCACATCTTTGCTTTGTCTTCCCAAAACTTAGCAGATCCTTTTTCGTCATCCGGGTTTAATGGCCCGTAACGATATTCTTTGATAGTCTGGTTTCTATTCAAGGTATTCAAATCTAAATCAGTTATTGCATCTTCAGGCTTAACATTTTTATTTTTGATTTCCTTTTCTTTCTTTAATGCTGCCGGCGTATTGTTATCGCCCCAGTCAGAAAGTACGCCTTCTGATATAACGTCGTCTTTAATTTGATTTGCTATATCTGTTAAGCGTTTCATTTTTTAAGCATGTTCTTCACTGAGTTAGGACCGGCCCACATTCTGCAAGACCAGTATCTAGCTTTTGTCCTAGGACCTGGATTATCGCAATTATGTCTAGCCTTAAACGACTTACGTCTCTTCGGATCTTTTGTTTTAATACTTAGGCCTGTAGAATCACCAAATGAGATCTTCTTTACATTTTTAGTCTTAGGATCTTTAACATAGACTTGAAACTTCTTCTTGCCTCCACGTTGTACCTTTCCCAATTTCACTTGTCGACCTTGGTATTCAGCTTCCTGTACAGGCATCGGCTTATCCGATTCAACTATTTCAAGTCCTAATTGTTTATTCTGGTAAACTACACGTGCCATATTATTTTCCTAACTTACGAAGACGCTTCTTCTCGAGGCGCCACTCCTTCCATGCTACCCATGCTACAATCGATGGCCAAGCAAGGAGGAAGTTATCTTGTACTGCATACCAAGTAAATGGAATCAGCAACAAGTGTCCCCAAAGTCTCTTAATCCAGTACATAACATCATTAGGGATGTCATCTACCTTATCTTCTAATTTATCAAGTTTAGCTTCTAACTGAGCTTTCAACTCGTCAACCTTTGCGACGATCTGTTCGTCGATTTGGGTCTTATCTAAGACCTTCTTTACAACCTTTTTAGCAGCTGGTTTTCTGCCTCTTCTTTTTTGTTCAGTCATTTTATTAACCTTTTATATAAATATTAAACCGGAATCAATTGACCGGTGTTGATGTATCTAATTGAATGTATTCGGAACCTTTGTATGATTTAGTACTAGCCCTATATCTAATTCCGTACATGTTTATTTTGTTTAGTTGTCTTTTGATATATGCCTGATAGAATCTAGCTCTTCTAGAATCCATCTTGCTAACATCCTCATCATCTGCCTTAGGAGCTATATAGAACTCATCAACTACTATACCGGATGGCCCATCTTTATTAAAGTCCTTAACAAAGTCTACTATAGTATCTACTACCGTAGCTAATACACGAAACTGATCACCTTTGTTTGTATCGGGCGTTGTTTTAGTATCATATCCAGATTCTGTATTGAAATCTACGTTCAATCGAACTTCATACTTGTCTCTATCCGTTTTTGGCTTCATGCCAGGCAATTCTAACGTTAGTTTTCGTTCGACCCTACCATTGAATTGTATTCTATACGGGACGCCATTTGCATCGAAGGTATAAAAGTAGTCGTAGTATGTCTCTTTGTCCGGTTTGACAGGCAACTCAACCATATCCTTTGGAGATAAACTAGATCCTCTCCTCCATTTGAATGGCTTGGAACTGGCCTCGCCTATCTCATTTAAGATTTGGGTCAACTTCATTATGAAACATCCATCAAGTCGTTAACATCAACGACGATACCTTTATCTTCCAATTGTTGTATAATGCCTGTTTCAACAAAACCTGCCTTTGCTGCTCCGGATTGATCATACTTACCATCCTCTGCCCAATCCTCATAGAAGCCAGGCAACTTACCTTGAATGCCCATCCTACTTAGCAATGCAGCTGCATCCTTATATCCCAACTTAGCTCTATGTCCTACATTTGCCGTTTTAGGCACATCAAACAGATATGCTCCATAAAAACGGCCGCCTTGCTCCATGTATGTAAAGCTAATTGCCTTGATAGAAAATGTATCACCTCTAAAGTCTTTGTATGATACTTCATTCATTTGACGGCGCATCTTGCCTTGCCAATCGTGTATGTTAAACTCAGCCATTGTATTGTTCCAATTGATCTAATGTCTTTGAAAGAACATCGCCTTGCTTATAAGTAGGACCGTTGTTCATTACTTTGTATGTGGCTACTTGGCCCAAATCATCCATTAGATCTGATAAGCCTACTATGACGCCTACAGATCCGTAATGCCGGCAGTTCTTGTTTTTATTACGAACAATGTCGCCGGTACCGAATGTATATCCGCCATGGCCTTCATCAATAGGTTGAGCCTTTGCTGCCTTTATCTTTTCCTTCGCCTTCTTGATAACATCTTTTTCCGCGGCCTGAGCTGCCTTTGTCTTTGCCTTTGCTGCATCCATTGATGCTTCAGCGCCTTCAATCTCAGCATCTATCTCATCCTTTGTCGCCTCTTGCATTCTAACTTTGAACGGAGCCATCTGAGTTAAACGAATTGATTCGAATGGATTGCCTCCGCCTTCATCCTCTTTCTCATCCTCTCCACCTTCATCATCTTTCTTATCTTCTTTCTCTTCAGGCTCTTTATCCTTTTCAGAACCTTCGCCATCCTCTTCCTCCGATGCTTTATTGAATGTATCCAATGTTACAGTCTCGCCTCCTACTAACAATTGCTGTACAAGTCTATAATCGAACGATTGCATCTCACCATCCTCATCCATGCCATATCCAAATCTTGTATCTTCGATATCATCCGGATCTGTAATAGTTAAGAATCTACCTCCTACGTATACTTTAGTAGGAATGCCAGTTAAAACAAACTGGCCAATTGTAACATTATCGAAATACTCTACTTTATCTGCCATTACTTAATCCGTGCTATTTTCTGGAAATGTTCTTTAAGTGATTCATTTGCATATGGAGGATTGACATCAATCTTACCTTTCTTCAGTGCATCGATAGCCTTTGTTACATTATCACCATCAATAACAGGCATGTCCGGACGAGCTGGAGCTTCAGGCGGAAGTTCAAAACTAAGAACGCTAAGATTTTTTACAAATTTCTTAATTGCTGCCTCCTTTGCCTCCTCTCCGGTAAGTCCAGTAAATGTTTCTATTGCTTGTTGAAATTCTTCTGGCTTGTTATAGTCATTACCCGATGCTAAGTATTTTTCTAATTGAGCTCGTATCGGACCTTCTTTAAATTGATCAAATCCGCCCGAGGCTTCCTTTCCCTTTGTTATACCAAACTGTCCGGCAGTCAATGCATTTAGTACAGCAATCAATTCCGATCCTGGAAAGTTAACTGCATACCCACCAATCTTCGCATTAGGATCGACCATTGCAGATGCAACCCATCGATGGTGGCCGTCCATGATATGCATATCATTAGAAATGAACGTATCCAAATCTCCGCCGGCCTTTCCTTTAAGAATCATTCCAATTGCCATCCCCATTGCTTTTTGAATATTCATGCTAGACTGTGAAGGCTTAAGCTTAGATGCCGGAACTGTAATTGGCTTTACTTTGATTTGGTCGTCAGGAACTTCGCCGTCTGCAGTTCCGCCGCCTGACAATTGCTTAGCTAATTTCGGATCTACTTGTGATAATTTTTTAGGAAAACGAGACGGATCTAATTTATCGGCCTCTGCATCCTCATTAAGTAATGGTCGCATTTTTAACATTGCAACATCTCCAAATTCATTTCTTATAAATATACAAACGGGTTACTTCCAAAAGACTTGAACACATACAAGTGTCAATGCTAATACTAGGCTAATCGCTGTCTTTGCGGAGATGCCTTCGCCCATGTGCACGTAGGATAAAAGGGCGAAACAAAGCATTCCCATGGAGAACCCAATGAATCGTCCTGGCCATAATAGTCCATCGAAATAACTTACTACAAATGCTGTAGCCTTGATAAACATATATGAGATAGGAATACTAAAGATACTAGCAGTAAATAATGGGTGATCTTTGAACCAGTCATTCATGAACTGAAGATTGGTTTGATACCAAATCAATATCTGTCCTGCTAAAAATAGCAACATGCCGTTAATCAAATCTCTCATACCATCTCCAACTTTTGATTTTGAATTACACCTTCTTCAATCCGACCGAACCAACGAGCAAAAACATCTACTGGAGTACGGTGGCCGCGGCCGTGCCAATAAACATTATTAGGATTGTAATCATACGGGTCCCACTTAAACATATTCTGAAACGTATCATGTGCATTAACAATGTCGTCATTATAACCTAACATCATAAACACTTTACTACCACCAGCCTCTCTAGCAATTTTCAAAGCTTTAGTATAATCATTGATTGGAATATGCGGATCGAATGATCTTTTCCAAAGAGCTGGATTCAATAGGCATACAGGCACTGTCATTAACTTACCCATCAGCCAGGCAAAATGACCTCCCATACTAGATCCTACAATGACTTCAGGCTTAAACATTTCTGCAAGGCGTAATGTCATTTCAAAACAATCCTTGTCCCTATACTTCATTTCAGGATTTAATACAACATGACCTTGCTCACGCAGCCATTCTACCTTTTCGCAGCCCACCTTACTTTCCAGGCCATGCAAAAACAAAATACGCATTATTGGTTGGTTTTTAAAGTTTCAATCCATTGGGCAGCACGAGCACATAACTCATACTCCTCTGCCTCTTCTACACGTTCGATATTAGCTTCCAACGTACGCAGGAAGGTCGACTCTTCAATATTTAGAATAACTTGCTCACCTTCACTAGTCTCAAACGTACCGAATGGAACTTGATCAACGTTGTTATCTAATGCATCACATACAGTCTCAACAAGATATTTTGCAATCTTATGAGCCTTCCGGAGACATTCCATCTCCAGGTCTTCTAGGTTATTTGAACGGAACTCAATCATTACATAGTAAAGATAAGAATAATCATTCAATAAAACAAATGATCATGAAGCTTTTTTTATACTATGTCGTCTGAATTGATCAATGTGTATGTAAATGAATTGCCCCAGATATCTTTAGCACGATGGCATATGTCCATGAACTCATGCCAATCATCGTTAGCAGCTATTACCTGACAGCCTGCACTCCACTTATCAATTTGAGTACTAGCACGTCCTGCATATTTAGTAGCTCTATGAATGTTGATACCGAAGATGCCCTTATCCAAGTTCTCCTCTAACATATCATAACAATCATCTAAATTATTATCTCTGTATACCTGTACAGGCTTTACCTGTCGAAGAGCTTCATACTTACCTTGATGCAATCCAATCTTATGTGATCCTCTATACTGTCCCTCTTTAAGAATAGCAACGCCGGATTCTTTCATAATGTTTTCAACCCAATGCTTTCCAGGATCGGTAGTACATCTGAAACAGCTCATATTCCACATACCATCTTTCTTATAAGTAACAGTCATACAATCATCGAATTTGTTAGTTACCTCATCAGATGTATTCTTATTTCGTATGCCTACTATGTTAAGATTATAGTCGCCATTCTCGAACCACTTATAACCTTTGGCTTTAACAGCAGCCTCTACCTGCTCCATACTTGGACACAATCGTTGCATTGTATTCTCCGTTTAAAATAAATATTTGATTAACGACGCTTAGTTCTATTGAACTTTGGTTTACGTTTCTTAGGACTAAATTCATCATCCTCTTCCATCTTACGGCGCTTTTTAAACTTCTGCTTGCCGGCGCGATCGAATTCATCAAAGTTTGAGTACTTACCCATTATTGATCCTAACTTTTAGTTTAGCTATGTTATCAAGGAATGATTCGACTGTTATAGACTTTCCCTGATCATTGTATATAGATATATGATTTAAGATATCATGTCCTTCATTAACGGCCCTCTCGAGTATACTAAATCCTTTCGATGCCCAAAAGACTCCAAAACCATTATCTTCACCTAATTGGTGATCTTCTCTTATCAGATCATCCTGAGATGATTCTGGATACATTATATAGTAACGCATTTTGTATAAATATTAACTAACTGCACGTCCCTTCATCTTTTTCCAATCTTGTTCTGGTCTAACTTCTAAATTAGTTTGCCAGCCTCCTTCGATTGAATGCATAGGAACTCCTAACTCCTTGCCCATTGTAATGATTGCATTAACATCTTTCGGAAAACATGTTCCGCCATATCCCAACTTACCATCAGGACCTGGTACATGTAAATGACTATCACCTATCCTACTATCAGATGTAAACCCATATAAGGCATCCTCCCAGTTAGTTCCCAATGCATCTGATAAACGTTTGAACTCATTCATAATGCTAACCTTAGTAGCAAAGAATGTATTGTTCATATATTTGATAAGTTCTGCTGTCGTAGAATCTGTGATAATGAAATGACGATTCATGAATCGTTCTGCAAATAACTTCTTTACTTTGTTACATAATCTTTTCTTGCCGCCGAATACTATTCTAGCCTGAGTCAACATATCTAACTTAGCTGTACGTTCTGTTAAGAATTCTGGCGAAAATATGATATCTAACTTAGAAAATTGCTGTTGTAACTTTTGCGTAGTTCCGGGTAACACTGTTGACTTAATAATGTATACAGGTCCTTTTGTTACACTACTAAATACATTTTCGACATATGTTATATCCTGCGAACCATCTGACTTCATAGGTGTCGGCACACAAACAAAAACAAAATCACATTCACATACTTCTGATAATGTATGTGTAGCTTTGAGTGGATCAATATCATACACTCGCACTTCTGCTGTCGGACTGAAAGCAAATGCTTGGGATTCTCCTACAAATCCATTTCCAATAATTCCTACCTTATACATATAACTCCTTGATATATTCATTTAATTTATCTGATGGTTGCCATTCCAAACGATCCAATGCACTATCAGATTCTCGTATTGTCTCTCTATAATTACCTTTTTGATCGTCAATATATTTCTTTTTAAGATTTGGTACTACTGCTTCGAACATCTCTGCAACTTCATTTATACTATAATTTTTTCCCGTGCCGAGTTCCCATGCATCATCATGTACCTTATTACTCATTCCTATTTTGTATAGTCCATCGACTATATCATCTACATGGGTAAAATCTCTGCGTTGTTCCCCGTCGCCTACAATCGTAATAGGCTCGCCATCACGTATCTGTCGTCTCCAAATACCTATTACAGCAGCCCAATCACCTTCTAGTATTTCATATGGCCCATACACATTATAAAATCTAGCAATTTCTACGTTTAACCCGTATGCTTTCTTATAGAGTTTAAATATCTCTTCACCCATATGTTTGAAACATGCGTATGGCGATTGATATGGATCATGCCATCTAGATGACGACCCTGCATAAACTACTTTAGTATTTGTCTTACGAGCCCATTCTGCTATTTTTAAACATCCTTTTGTATTAACTCTAAACGTCTCTGTAGGATTATCGAATGATGGCTGTATTCTTGATAAGCCAGCTAAATGATAAACTAAATCATATTCACTACCAAACCATTTAATTTTCTTAGCATCATATTCATAATACGTACAGCCATCTACATGATTATCTTTGGTACTAGTACTGTAATTATCTATTGACGATACTTCATGTCCTTCAGCAAGCAATCGTTTAATTAAGTTAGTACCTATAAATCCAGCACCTCCCGTTACCATTATACGCATATCAAATCCTTTTCATATGTCTTAAGATCATGTACTATAATTGATAGATTGCCAATTGCAAATTGCCCTACAGCACCACTATCAGCTAATATTTCTGATAGTTGTTGTATGATTTGAAAGTCTTGTTGAGTAAACTTACGTGCATTGATTTTTACTTCAACGCCGCCCAATTTATTTGGATAATTATGTAAGGTAACTCTGCTAGCTAAATCATATGACGTATTGATTTGTTCTGTAGTTATATAATCAGCAAAATTCATATCAACTGCAATCTTATCACACCACGGTTCTAGTGCGTGTAATAATTCATTTGTGCAATTATCTACTCTAAACAATGTACGATACTTATGCGGAATGACAGGCTTCATGTACTCATCATGTTTAACGAAATGTCCCCACTTACGTATAAAGTTCCTAGTTGATCTCATATTCTGAGCTAACCATTCTGGGCTATCCTCGTATATGTTCTTTGCCTTATCGACAGTATTACGTCTACTACCTCTACATGTCATATGATATACATATCCATCCCATGTTTGTTTGAATGTAATGCCGTTGAGCTGAAATCTGTTAAAGATATCACTATCCTCTTTTGATTGCGGGGCATACAATGGATCATGTCCTCCTATCTCTTGAAAATCCTTTTTCCAAAATGCCCATGGAGCAAATATACCCTCAGTAGTTTCGCCCTGACCCCATTTAGGTTCAGCAATAAATTTAAGTAATTCTTCTTCATTAAACTCTTCTGGCTCGACGCCGTAGTCCTTTAATACCTTTTCAGGGCCATCCGGATGTAATGGCGGCTCAATTCTAGTTAATGACACAATAGTTTTATCATCTAAATGTTCTTCAATCGAATCTAATGCTCCAGGACATAAATACATATCCGCATGATAAATCATACAAATATCATGACTAGCAACTTCATTAACTAATTGATCATACAATATTGTATGTCCTAATCGTTTACCCGTTTCATTACGAATAGCTTTAAAGTGTTTATCTACACTCATCCGTTCCTGGCACCATTCCCATGTACCATCGCTACTATCATCATCGGCTACACAGATTTCAACTGTATGTTCGCCTTGATTCTTACGTATCGAATCATATGACCATTTAAGATACTTCAAGTTGTTTCTTGAAGGCTGAATTAAACTTATTTTCATGTTTAGAATCTCTCTTCTATTAATGATAAAATTTTACTAATATCATGTTGACCTCTACTTATTATATCATCAACTGGATCAAATACCGGAAGTATTTCTGCTTTAGATAGTTGATGAAAATAACCATCTTCTTTAAAGTATCCTGGACGCAATTCTTTGCCTTGTGTGACATATATAATTGTCGTACCTCCGAATAAACTAGATAATATCGCACTGCCGCCACAGACTGAAATATATTTATCGCAGCTGGCTAACAATCTCATCTGAGTTTCATTATAACCTACATCCGAGTTTTTAATCATATCTTCAAACAAATATACATTATCATAATGCGATACTAATTCTATGTCAGTCATAACGCCATGTCCCTCGACATACGCTGATAGATCGTGATGATTAACCACTTGCTGCATTTCATTTTGATCAAATGTAATTTCTTTACTTTGGTTACGATCTCTTTTGTAAATGATATCATATCCTTTTTCAGATAACGAATTAAAAATTTCATACAATGCTTCAATTGAAAAATGATGATAATGTCTTTTATCTCGTTTATTCGGATGGTTGTATATATTAGTTACAAATACAGTAGGTCGATCAAACTGAATTGTATTGTATTTTTCTTTATACGGGGGACATTTCCATTTAGAATAATCTAATACACCATTAGCTTGTTCTCGTTCTTCTATTGTCAAATCGCCATATCCTTTTCCGAATACGCCGAGTGCATTATGATGTATCCAATTATTAGGCAAATCATTTAAGCCGGCTGCCGCATTGTTAATAGTTCTATAATTAAATTCTTCTCGTACGTCGTCGCAGAAATAGTAAAATGGACGCATGCCTTTACTAGTTATAACAGTTTCTAATTGTCCCTGTTCATGTAACCAAAAAGCATATGGAACAGCTAATGCCAACTCCACGCCAAATTCTGCGTTATTTCTAATTACCATACTTGTTTTATTATTTTAAATGCTTCCGCATAATTACATTTTGCTTGAATGCCTCTGAACTTAGCTAAAATCTGTAAATTTTCTTTCACGTCGAATCCATGATGTATGTATTTACGTATTTGGCTATCATGGCATAGACTAGCTGCCATTTTTAAATCAAATGTATTTGTGATATCGACATAATAATTTACATCCATCTGATTTTCGCTCATTCTAGGGATAGGAATTTGTTCATAACAAAATACATTAGGAACATATCTAGATGCTGCCATAGTTGTCTTAAATGTAGCTATATGATCTTGATTAGCATCTCCAGCCCAATGAGTATAGATAGTATCTATATCATATTTCTTAATTAAACGTTCTAGATTACTCACCGAATCGAAGCTAAACGGAACTTTGAGATCTGTAAATGGTAAAAATTCTACTACATCACATTTCAATATTTTAGCAGCGTCAGACACCTCCGATCGATTTTCTTCTGAAGATCTGATAATTTCGTTAGTAACGCCATCTACTGATTCAGTATTGGTCATACAAACATAGACGACAAAATCGCCTTGTTCTTTATGTTTAGCTAATGTGCCACCACATCCAAATTCGATATCATCCGGATGTGCTCCGATTGCCATGACTTTATTCTTCATCGTAACTAGATTTATTTAAAACATGTTTCGCATTAGGACCATAATTAAACAACACATCTATGAAAGACATGTGTGAAATAAAATCGCCATGTTGCTGCATATAAATAGGATGTTCGAAGTTCTGAAACCTATATTCTACCTGATTAAATTTTTCCTTTTCAATATAATTTCTTCCTTGTGTACCGAAGATAAAAGTTTTAGCATCTACCGATCTACACATACTCAGTATTAGATCTGTTTTAGCTCCGCTTATATCATATCCTCGTTCAATCAATCGTGAAGTTCTGTAAATAGGTATATTCAATTCAAATTTACGATGGGCATATTCAATGAACTTAACTACAAATTCTATCAATCGATCGTCATCAAACTCATTATAAATTTGTTCTATCTCAGGATATATTTCTGAAAAAAATGGTGCCTTAGCATATGATGTTTTGATCGCAGCAAGATGTTTACGTTTCCATGGAATTGAGTTATTTATTTTTACATCTTGCCAATTCATTAACTTTTTCTTGCCGCCTATGGTCGGAACAGTTAGCCACTGCCATCCACGATCGCTAGCAATTTTTATCTTGTTTCTATTTTGAAATACTTCCTTTACAAACTGTACAGTATCTAATATCAAATATACATCGCCCATCGCTGCTTTAGATAAATTACCTAGCCATGGCAAGAACTCGGGCTGATGTGCTACAAGGATAGGATATGATAGATCCGCTCGGAGAGGACTATTACTTTTATTTACTTCTATCGGCCGCATCTTTGATACAATCCGTTATATGTAATATATCTTGTTCTGTGAGAGTGACGTACATAGGCAATGAAATATGTCTATCTAATACGTCATCAGCTACAGGTAAGTTTGAAACATATTGCTGGAACATTTCTTGTTGATGTATTGCCGGGGAGTATGCATTCGCTGTTTGTATTCCGTATTCATGTAATAACGTTTTAGCAAATATCTCTCTATCAATACTATCATCTAATAATATATAAAAATTCCAGTACGAATGTCCCTCAAACCTAGGTAATAATTCGATGCCTGGAATATTTTTCAGATACTTTCTGTATGTATCTGCTATTTCATTTCGCCGGGCTACAAAAGTATCTAATAACTTTAATTGATGCAGACCTAAAATACCTGCTATCTCTGTCATCCTATAATTTTGTGACGGGAAATGACATGTTACGCCGTAATCTAATCCTTCTACTTTTTGTGGATTTCTTGTTGTGCCATGATTACGATATATATCAGCTTTACGAGCAATATCAGGATCATTAGTAGTTATCATACCACCTTCGCCTGTTGCTATGATCTTAGTAGGATAAAATGAAAAACACCCGACGTCGCCTAAGCTACCAGCCTTCTTACCATTGATAGTAGCACCATGGGCATGTGCACAATCTTCGATAATACGTATGCCGCGTTCATCACAAATCTCTTTAATTATGAAAAAATCCGGACTAATCAATCCGGCCATATGTACCCAAAGTATCGCATCTACATCATCTAATTTACGTAACAAATCATCTGTATCCATATTCAATGTATTCTTGTTTATGTCTATAAATACAGGTTCGTTGTCTGTAAGTAGGATTACGTTTGCACATGACATCCATGTATTCGTCGTAACTGCAATACGAGTATTTTTCAATCCTAAACATTTGATAGCTATTTCTAATGCTGATGTACATGAACTAGTAGCTACTGCATATTTAGTACCTATCTTATCTTTAAATTCAGACTCAAATTTTGCTACATACTTACCTTGAGTCAACATTCCGGAATCTAATATTTCAGATATGTTCTCGAGAATAAGTGCTTTAGAATCGTCTGCAAAGTATGGCTTTGCTCTAGGGTATTTAACTTTTATACTCATAACTATCACATATTCGTTTTAAAGTATCATCAAACGTATTGAACGTGTATTGCATATCTCGCTTAACTTTAAAGTTAATAGCAAAACATTGTACATTGTCATATGGACTACTATCTGAATGATGTTGTATTATAGGTGTACGATTTAAATGCTTGGATAGTCTATAAATCAAATCGTTTAATGATGTCATCTCATTACATCCTAACTCATATTCTGCACGTATGGTTACTGAATAAATTAGTTTGTTAATGATATCACACATATCATTAGCATCGATAAAGTTTATCATTTGATCGCCGTCGCCATCGATGTTTACTATATCATCGTTCAATAGACATTCAATGTAATTAGATAAACGATTTGAATGATCTGATTCGCCAATGATATACGTAGGCTGTAAAATAATGTATGGCAATAACGAATTTCTAATTCTAGAATTGAGCAGTTTCTTCTGTAATCCATATTCGCCAAATGAATCGAACTTACAAGCTATACTACTAACGAAGATATACTTTTTTAAGTCAATAGCATGCAATGCCGTTGACATCGATTCATATTGATCTAATGTATACAAACACATATCAACAATGACATCTGGGTTGATATTTTCTATGTAATCAGAAAACTCAGCTGAGTTTCTATCGCATTTAATTAAGGTACATCCTTCCGGACCCGTCCCAGTTCTATTTATCAGAGTAACAGATACACGTGTACGTATTAACTGTTGAGCTAATAACTTACCTACAAATCTATTACCTCCGATAATTAATACGTTCATATCAATTCTTTAATATCTTCGACAGAGTATTGTTCGCATTCATTAGAATATGGCCCGGCCTCCATTACCTTTTCATGTAAATTTTCGCCAGGCTGTAGACCAATATAACGTACCTTCAACGACTTCCCAGCTGGGAGATATTTTTCGGCCATGGCTCGAAGCAAATTATCTATTGTCATAGATTTCATATCCGGACAATACGCTGACGAATCTTTTGCATTTTTCATACAGTCTTCGATAAGATCTAATGCTTGATCAACGGTCCAAAAGAATCTCGTTGCGCTGCCATCTGTTACTACAACCTCCTCACCTTGTTGCAACAACTTTTTCCACTTACATAATACTGATCCTGTCGAGTATAATACATTGCCATATCGTACAATTCTATACTTAGTATCAGAGTTTAAAGCCTCAAACTGTTTATGCAATCGTTCCATTAACAATTTAGTAGCTCCATATACGCCATTGACTTGAGCTGCTTTATCTGTGCTAATCGACAAGACGAATTCTGGCTTAGTGACTAACGACTCTTCTAATATATACATAGAACCTATTGTATTAGTCTTTATACATTCTCTAACTTGTGTCTCTGCAATGCCAACATGTTTCGAAGCTGCTAAATGAAAGACACCATGTACATCCTTCATGGCCTGCCGTACTTCGAACCTATCTGATATATCACCTGTTAATATTTCTATTTGAGGATAGCGTTGTTTTAGCTCAATTAATTTACCTTCATCTCTAGATAATACTCGTACATGCCCTCCATGCTGTAAAATACGATGACATAGAGGCATACCCAAAAATCCACTACCGCCGGTAACTAAATAAGTCTTATTCTTTTCAATACGTATCATAAGTTAACTTTTTCTAAAAATACATTTTCATGATATTGACTAGCATAATTATTCTTTGCTACATCACTACAATATAAGTAAAATTCTTCATCATTCCTAAGACGTTTAGCTATTTGTTTAGCCGATTCAACATCTCCTAATTCAACCGTACAATCCGGATGACATATCATTTGCGTATCCAATCCTTGATAACCAATACATGGAATACCTAAGTATGCACAATTTAAAGCAAAGGTGCCAGCCGCATGCGTTCTCATTAAATGTACGCCATATTTAAATTCATTTAATTTATGAATCCATTGTTTCCAACTCATATAAGGTAGAACATTTACTAATTGCTCTTCACCTGGCTGTTTCCTGCCCATCGATGGCACATATATTTCTTCCTCAAATGCCGCGGCTGTTATCATAGAATCAAATCCGCCGTACCAACTTACAAAGTTACCGCCAATCATAACACCACTACGATTTACATTGTCAATGTCGCCGACGGCATCTTCTATCATTAATGATCGTAAAACACGTACATCTGCATTATCGACTAGTCCACGAAAATATTTAGAATCAGATTCATTATGTGCAAATATTATATCCGCATCCGTTAAATTATTGAAATAGGTTATTTGATTTTCTAACGGATAATCTTGAAAATACCAATGCGGACCTTCTTGCATCACACCTACTTTATCACAATACTGCTTAAGCCTATTAACATCGACCCACTGCGGATTCTTTTTTGAATTAATAGCTATGCCAATATCATAATGTTGATCTGGAGTATCTTTGAGATTATAATGATCCGCATTCAATGCACACATCCAAGCGAATTCAGTTCTCATATTCTCATGAGTACGAGTTACTTGTCCACGAAACCCCATCTCCGTAAAAAATGCTATTTTCATTATAATTCTGTATGTGATATTACTTGTATGTCATTACGAACCATTTTTCTTACTAGTTCATCGAAAGATGTTTTTGGCGACCAATTTAAACATTCCTTTGCCTTCTTCGCATCGCCAATTAAATGATCAACTTCCGATGGTCTCATATATCTCGGATCTTGAATAACATAAGATTCCCAATTAGCTATTCCTATCTCGTCAAATGCTATATCTAAAAATTCGCGAATTGAATGACTCTCGCCGGTAGCTACCACATAATCATCTGGCTCATCCTGCTGCATCATAAGCCACATCGCTTCGACATAATCAGGTGAATAACCCCAATCACGTTTTGCTTCTAAGTTTCCTAACACAATATGATCGGCTAATCCTAATTTGATTCTAGCTACGCCATCACTTATCTTCCTCGTTACAAACTCTATACCTCGTCGCTCACTTTCATGATTAAACAATATGCCATTTACATTAAACATATTATACGCTTCTCTATAATTTTTAGAAATCCAGTGGCCATATAATTTTGCGACGCCATATGGACTACGTGGATAAAATGGTGTAGTTTCTGTCTGAGGCGTTTCTTGTACTTTACCAAACATTTCGGAACTACTGGCCTGATAAAACTTAATTGGCTTTCCATATTCGCGAATTGCTTCTAACATTCTTAAAACACCGATACCTGTTACATCGGACGTCTGTTCCGGCATTTGAAAGCTAGCTTGTACAAAAGACTGAGCTGCTAAATTATAGACTTCATCGGGCTGACTTTGTTCTAATGCTCTTACTAATGATGCTTGGTCTGTTAGATCGGCTGTAATAAATGTTATCTTATCTTCGATATGTTTAATATTAACTGTATTACGTACCGATGATCTACGTTCAATGCCAAATACTTTATATCCTTTATCCAGAAGGAATTCTGATAAATGGCTACCATCCATTCCGTTAATGCCTGTTATTAATGCTGTTTTCATTTTAAAAGTCCTTGTATTCATAAAATTTATTGTTACCACTAAGTAATACGCCTATGTTATGTTGAGATAATTTTTTAAAGCGCTGGAAGGCATCATTTTTATTGCCGGCGAACGAATGTGGATTTGATTCGTCTTTCACATACAATCGTTTTCTAGGATGGCGCCTAGCATGTACATGTAATATATTTTTACAGATAAATTGTAAGTAGTTTTGACCACATAATTTCTGACCCATAATTGCTAAGCCTTCGTCGTCATTATATATCAAACATGGCGGAATATTAACTCCGAACTTGATTAGATCGGATGATAGAACTAAACATGATCCGCTGATTTTAGGATAATTAATATACCTAATGTCGAATTCATCTGTTTCTGCATTTATTTTATTCATGTCTTCGATTGACATAGGCGACTTAGCTTGATTAGGATTTAAATGCCCATTCTCATCATCGATAAACGTATGATTTTCATAATTTGGATGTACTAATGGATCCCATGATGAATCCCACATCTTCCTATCTGCAAAACTTAGTATGTATCTATGTATATTCTGTTCATTCGTATAATTAGATAATGTCTCTATAACCTGTAATGCCTCTTTCGGAAAAAGGCTATCAGTCTCTCCCCACATAACATAATCAACCTTTTTGCAGAAATTATAGTTTAAATCTCTACGATAATCGGCATGAAAGTAAAATCCATCTGATGTCTCATGAATTCTAAAATCTAAATTTGGCATACTCAGCGAAGCTTGTAGCCGCGCTATTTCAGAGTCAAACTGCTTAACTAATTGTTCTTTAGTTATTAGATCAGTATCTATCTTTTCGATATGTTCTGATACGTTAAAGCAGAAATCTAAAATGACATTTTCTTTGTTCTTTACGTCTGTTAACAGATTGATAAGACCGTCGATATATTCTTTGAAAATTTCTATTTCAAAAAACATAACATGTACGCCTATTACGTATTTGTTTTTTAAATTAATCATTCGTGCCCTCATATAAATGTTCATATGCTCGCTTCATCCAATACATAGTCTTTTCAGCATTATGATTATCGGGTATAGCATTGAACTGATAAATACCTTTGAGTACTTTTGTAAATGTTAGTTCGTCATCTAATATTTCTTTACGAGCTAAATCTGCCATACAGAATTGATAATGTAAATATTTTACATCCGTATCAGAAAGATTTACGATGAAATTGATCAATGGCTGATCTGTTCCTACGCCATATGTAGATTGCATATGTAATATTGCATCTCGATTCTCCTGATAAAATTGCTTGAATTTATCAATCAATGGACGATGAGATTCATTAATGACTTGAAAGCCGGCATTGAAGTATCTATGTAATGGAAATGTATTCTTGAATATCAATTTGCCGTAATTTTCTAAACTACGACATACCCAATCCATACTTCCTTCCGTAGCAGTAACTGTATACTGATGATCGGTTAGTTCAAAGAAATTAGGACAATCCGGATGAATAATGCAATCAGCATCTGTTAAACAAATTTGATCATATTCTATTCCATTTGCATCAAGTAAATCAAATGCCCAGTAACGATAAAAATTAGGTTTACAATATTCTGCCGGAAATATAGCTTCATCTAAAACGAATAGTTCGCAGTTATTTTTTTCACACCACTTCGCCCATGATTGTATACCGTATTTATATGGCGCACTACGATACTCTTGACCAGGAAATGTTATAGCCGTTAAAAATACTACATTACGCTTCATAGTTATGTCCTATCAATTTCCATACATCAGACATTACGCGATTGCGTTGCATTTTTTCAAATCCCGTAAAGAACCATAGATACCCATGTTTAATGAAAAATGGCATATTATCATCATTCAACTGCCAATTATGACCTAACATTTGTTTACGATGCAGATGAGTAAGTTTCCATGTAACGGGTAAACTAGTATTCACTTCTACATCATTCATTTGCAACCAATAATTAAATGGCGTCTGTTCTGTGCCTTTGCGTACAATTTTATCTTGTAATTGAATAAACTCATCATCGTTATTATAATAAAGTTCTTTGAAAGATTCAAATATTTTACGGTGAGATTTGTTAAAAATAATCACTCCTGAATTAATATACTTAGTGTTATCGAACTCGTAGTCAAAGAATGATTTATATCCTTCTATACTTTGATAAATCCATTTAAGGTTGTCTAAGTCCGGCCATCCGGTAAGTCTTTCATCTATCTGTTCGAAGATATTAGGTGCGTCCCATTTAATCATCGATGATGCATCGACTAAAAATACGTTATCAGGATCTAACCCACGTTCATCTAAAATATCCCAACAATGAATTGCTTTTTGCCAATTAGCCCGATGTTTATCAATATCAGCGTACGGCTCTTCAAATGCTACAAATGTTACATTATTTTTCTTACACCAGTATTGCCATGATAACTTAGAATAGTTCAGCCAATCAAAGCCGCCATATTTAGTCGATAAATGCGTCTGTATTCCTGTCCAAAAAACTACGTTCATATCAATCCCATTTGTTCGAAAATATTCTCATACATCCAATCTTCTGATAATACATATTGCTTAGCCGTTTCAAAATTATCTTTAGCATATGGTAACATTTCTTTGTATAAATCTTCGCCCAATCTATTATAGATTTCCGGAAATTCTTCTATATCATTAATTAAAATCATTCCACGTGTATCGAAGTAATCGCCGATAGACGGCATGCCCCAATATATTGGAATAGTACCAGTCATTATAGGATTGATCAATTTTTCAGAAAAATGCAAATCACGTCTTTGATTTTCCATTGCTATATGAAATGCATAATCCTTTAACCCATCTGTAATACTATCAATAGGCGTATAGCCGCGGCCCATCACATCGATACAATTGCCAAATCTTTGTATCAATTCATGACGTTTGTAATGATCTGGTACATTTCGTTTATGAGAACATATGATACTTACTATCTTTGTTTTATCATGAAACTTCCTATTCTCTGGTTCAATCCAGCATCCACCAAAAGGATAATAAATAAAATTAGATCCTTTATCTAACAACGACTTTTCATTGACAAGTACATAGTCAAACAAATGATTATTTTTTAGTAACCAATTGTAATTTTCGGGTTGCTTAACATATGGCTCAATAAGCCAAGCAATCCGTTTTTTATGACCTTTGGTATTTACTCGTTGAATATTATTATCTACGTAAAATACAAGATCTTCGTTATCAGAAACATTCCTATCCCATTCGATGTATTTTGAAAATGAAACTGGCGGTAAAGGGTTATTACTATATGCACAATGTGCAAATGTGTTATCTAATATCTTTAATTTAAGCTTCTTCATCAACGCCTTTAATTATATCCGTTATTTTTAGAATATCATCTTCTGATAGATCTGGGTGATTTGGTATATAAAATCCATCACGATGTATGATAGATGCATTAGGCATGTTAACTCTACCAAACTGTTTGATATAAAACGGCTGCAGTGACATTGAACCACATATCAATGGCCGAACTTCTATGTTTTCTGATTGTAATCTTTTGACTATTTTATTACGATTACTACTTATAACAGGATATGCAAAATTTGAAACGAATGTATCATCGTTTGATATATGAGGCGCAAAATTATTTAGTTCTCGTTCATATAGCTTGAAGTTTTGATTTCGACGTTCGCATATACTATCTAATTTATCAATCTGGCCTAGGCCTATGAATGCTTGTAAATCGGTAGATCTTAAATTAAACCCAGAATGATAAAATGTATACAATGCATCAAAATCTATAGTGTCCCATTCATTTTTTAGTTGAATACTATATTCATCGCTAGCATCTCGCGTCCAGCCATGGCTTCTAATCGATTTAAGCACTTCATATAATTCGCTGTCATTAGTTGATACAAATCCTCCTTCAATGGTAGATATATGATGTCCAAAATATGTAGAAAAACTAGACATCAATCCAAATGTACCTAGTTTACGATCGCCATGTTTAGATCCTATACTTTCACATGTATCTTCTAATAGAATAACGTTATACTTTTCACATAATGACATAATCGCATCCATATCAGGCACTAAACCTAAGACGGATACTAGTAACAATACATCTGGATTGCTCTCTTTAAAGATAGTTTCTAAGTGATTTATATCTACTGATAAATCTTTGAGATTTGCATCACATAAAATTGGCGTCATTCCTAATTGTATTACTGGCGCAAGATCAGTGGCCCAAGAAACGGCCGGGACGACTATTTTAGCGTCTCGCGAGATTCTACCAGCTTCGATCAATGCCCATAACATTAAAAGATTTGCAGACGAACCCGAGTTGCAGAATACTGAATGTTCTGTACCGATCCATTTAGACCATTTTTCTTCTAAATCTACAGTCAATTGACCCTTTGTCAATCTAGGATATGTTTTCAGCCATTCTATTAATTGATCGATATCTTTATCATCAATCGTGTCAGTAACTAATTTTATCATAAACTTTTCTCACTCCTTGTTATAATTATATGATCGTTTCTTCAAAGAACCTAATTTTCTTCTTGATAATCTTTATATAATTTCGGATTTTCTACTGTAGGATTGAATTTGCCATTACACATGTTTGTAATAATTTTGTCTAATGACTTAACTAGCATAGGCCGTTTTTCTTTAAATGTTATGTCGGCCTTTCTCTTTAGTTCTGCTACTTTCACCGGATCGGTTTCTGCATTAGTAGCATCTTCTAAATACCATAATCGTATATGTACAATTATTAACTTGTCAATTAACTCTGAAAATGTATCGCTATGAATATCATCATACTCTGGAAATTTTGTACTATTCAAAATTTCGTTAACATGCTGTCTAATATACTCATCAAAATGCGTTCCTATTACTTTTGTGGATTCTTCCATATGTGTTCCTGTAATTTTGAAGCTTCGGGAGCTCCGTCTATTATGTTTATGTGTACTTTTGTAAAATTAATGCAAGGATGAAAATATGACGGATCATCATGTCCACCAAACGGTATGAGATGATTATTATCGATCATATGTAATGTCGTGTCTCCGCATACATTTCCAAATTGTTGTACATAATGACATGGACCGGAAATCGTACTAATAACATGTTTACATTTTTCATGATGTAGATAGCTACAGTAGTCTTGCAACGTATCAATGTATTCTATGTTATCCCTTACCAACTCATCACATCCCTTACCAAAGATAAAAATTTTATCATAACGATCTTTAATGCTAGTTAAAAATTCTCTCCAATATTCTAAATCTAAATTACGTCTAGTATCAGAATTTTTCAATCTAACTACAACTATTATAAAGTCGTTAAGTTGTTTGTTTAAGATTTCATCATTGTACTTAATACAACTTATTAAATCTTTATCACGTTCATAATGTTTATAAAATGGCTTGCAAATACGATTCTGCGAATCCACTACATGGTTAAAACGTGCAACTAAATCATTCTCACTACTAGTACGACCGACAAATTGTGATTGATAATCTATTACTCGATCAAATATATTCTCATACAAAAATTTACGTTCAGGTAATGTTACAATAGTATCATGTTTACTTACTCTATTCTGTTGTAGCCGATCGATTAAATATAATCTGTTAATAATTAATTCAGTTGCGGCTTCAGTTTGCGTTTTTGGTGTGCCGCGATGACGCGCGCCATGGCCATCATTTACATCATATGAGCCTTTTGCAGTAATAATAAAGTTACTCATTGTTTCTAAATAATGTTTGTCTACTTTTTATCTTAGTATACGTATCACGTATACCTTCACTTAGTGATGTAAACTCAAAATTTCCTAACAGAGAAATTAGTTTATCGGCAGTTACATCCTTTCTATGTTGACCATTAGGTTTTTCCGTATCATACATAATCTTCAAATGTGGTTTATTGCATGCATCAATAGCTATTTCAGCCATCTCATGAATCGAATATACCCACGGTGGCGCAACATTCATGCTCTCATAAATATCATTATCGATCATAGTTTTAATGACACGTGCTAAATCTTTACCATGCATGAATTGGCGTAATGGAGAACCATCACCCCATAATTCAATTTGTTTATCTGCATCATGGATTTTTTTAATAAGTGCTGCTACGAAATGACTATTATGTTCAGAAAACTTATCAAATTCGCCATATAAGTTACATGGAATCAAATAACACCATTGTTTATCATACTGTTTAACATATGCATCGATATGAGCGGCCATTGTTCTCTTTGCTAACCCATAAGAGAAGTTACTCGGAGTAGGCGGGCCGTCGAACATAACCTCTTCTTTCATTGGATAAGTTTCTACGACATCTGGATAAATGCACGTACTTAAAATAGATATTACATTTTTAACATTATGTTTATGACATACAGATAATAAGTTGGTATTCATCAAAACATTTTGTTCTAGATATTCTACAGGATATTGTACATTATCTAGGATGCCGCCGACTCGAGCTGCTAAATGTATTACAATATCAGGTTGATGTTTGAACATTAATTTATCAACGCAATTTATATCGGTTAAATCGCAATCTTTTGACGATAAATAAATTGCATCCGGCAACATTTCTTGTAGATAGCGTCCGACCAGTCCACTACCACCAGTAACTAGTATTTTTTTCATATCATTTCCTTTTAAATAGCCAATTTTCGATAACAACATAATCCATTTCAGTATTATCTAAACAATACAAAGCGTCTTGAATTGTAGTTAGTATAGGTTTTCCCTTTATATTGAATGATGTATTTAATATTACAGGAATTTCATTTCTATCGTCTAATTCAGTAAGAATATCATAAAATATTTCATGTTGATAGTCAGTAACAGTCTGTAATCGAGCTGTACCGTCAGCATGGCTAATCGATTTTAATTTAGATCTGAACTCATCTTTTACACCAGGCGCGTAACTCATAAATTCTGAATCATAGACATTATCAAAATATTTAGATTTGTCTTGTAAACGACATACCGGAGCGAATGGCCTGAACCATTCTCTGAATTTAACTTTTGCATTAAGAATATCTTTCATATCTGCAATAGACGGATCACAGATTATACTCCGATTGCCTAGAGCTCTAGGTCCTACTTCTGAATAGCCATATACTAATCCTATAATCTTTCCAGCTTTCACTAAATCAGTTATTTCTTTTACTGATACAGCGCGTGCAGATCGCGATTCAATATATTCCTGTAATTCGTTGCGATCTAAAATATCGAAGCCTCCATATACATTTGACTGTGCATCTGGATGTTCTAATAAAAATTGACCTAATGCCAAACCACAATCATTTGGATTTGATGGTACATACAATTGTTTAGATTTAGTACTTAAATATTTTTTCAATTTCTGATTGAATAAAACATTTAATGCACAGCCACCTACTAAAACAAAATTATCATTATCATCTACATAAGGTGTTATTATGTTCAATAACAATTCTTCAAAAACATGTTGCGATGTTGCAGCTAAATCAAAACTATCTTGACCCTTTAATGAATTGAATGTTAATGATAGTCCTATATCATTACCTAACACTTCTAAACTATGATGCCGATAATATTTTTTCATCGGCTCAATCCATGATGGCCGAATATTACCGTATGCACACAAACCCATTACTTTTCCTGCATATACTAATGAATCTCTATTAGAATCAGGCCCTGGATTGATTTCAGATATCGGACATCCTATTCTTCCATAAGCTACACCTAAATTAATGTTTGGCGTATCTAACAATTCTATTCTAGATTGTTTGGCACTGAATATTTTCGTGTATCCTATTACGCCATGATCTACGCCGCCTCCATCGACTGAAAATATAATGGCATTATCGAACATTGAAGGAAAGTATCCAGATGCTGCATGTGCCATATGATGCCCACATAATTTAAACTCTGCATTGACGAATTGTGTTTTTAAATAATCTAAATCAGCTTGTACTAATCCGTTGTATAATATTGTTCGTATTTCGTCTGAGAGTTGAGATTTTATATACTGTATAAATTGTACTCGTCGGTGTTCATCTGTCCCTAAATCCTTTTCTCTATAATCGAATTTTGCAGAATACATGGCATAACGTTTCTTAACAAATCGTTCATACTCTAATATTTTTAAATTGCCATTTTTATCGATAAATGCAGCACTTGCATCATGAGAGCCGTATATACTTAATGTATGTTTCATACTGTTATCCATTGTTCTGGTATCAAATCTCGTGTACTTAATTTTTTATTCGGTCCGAACCAATTCTCAGGTGCTATAACAATTTTATTAGGATTTTGATTTAGCCATGCGCCCCACCAGCTAAATGATGAATTTGCTATAATGTTATGATTGCATAAACTCATTAACCATAAATCTATATAATCTGCATTGCCCTCAACAAAAGTAAACTGTGAGCCTTTAAAATTTTCTTTACACCATTCTATATCATCACTGAATATATAAAATATTGACGATGAATCAAAATATTGCATGGCCTGATTGTAGTAATCAATTGGCTGAACTGGGTGTCGATCGTGTTTAGCTAAATAATCGCCACGTCGTACATGTATGGATACTGCATTGTTAAATGAAGTGCCATATTTATCGACAATAAACTTATAACTTTCGTCATCGATTGAAAATAATTCCAATGTAGCAGAACGATCTAGATATTTATCGGATTGAAAATAACCGTTTAGTAATATTCCAGACTGATATGGCATTTCAGAATAATGAAAATGCGGTTCATTATACTGGCATGTTAAAGTAATTTCGCCTACATTTAAATTACGTAGTATATTGTGTTTATACACATTAGCATGTTGATGTACACGAGCCGCATTATCTAAATCAAATACCGCAGTTGTGTTGTTACTAATAGCTAAACTATGCGCAGCTGCAGCTTGAAACATATAGTTCCCTAACCCACCTTGTAATTTACAACTAACCACCTAATCCCTCTAACATTTCGTTCCAATGTTTCGGCATATCAAAATAAATTTCTCTGTTAAGTATATTACTATAACTCTTACGTTGACCAGCAAGGCATGGATATATACAATATGCATTCAACTTCCTATGAAGTATGTCGCCATGCTCTGCATATCCGTCATGATGTATTCTACTAAGATACCAAAAATCAATATTTCTACGCGATGGGCCAGACCAATTTGAAGGCGCATCCCAGTCAGTATCCTGAAGTCCTTCTAATATCGTATCATATGCTGATTCATATATGATGTATGCATGCGTCGTTTTACATCCACCTAATTTATATAGATTTTCATCTATTTTTGTATGATACTGCATTTTACTGTTAATACTCGACTCCCAACAACTAGTTTTATCATCAGGAGGCGATGTCAATCTACCGCCTATGTAGAGAAAGTCTGGCTTTAGATCATGCTTTTCTATTTGTTCAAAACATGATTCCACTGTCTTACGAAACTCTAAGCCCGATTGCTGAAAACATACATCATCTTCAAATATTAAAACATTTTTGTATCCTCGATCTTTAGCTATCTTTACTATTTCATAATGCGATCTAGTACATCCACTAATACCTATATGATGTTTAACTGCAGGAAAATGATCTACATTGATGATTCCAGCTTTAGCAAATTCTTGTTTCGTCTCATTCAATCTATCAGTACGTTCTTCTATATTTATCAGAACTTTATAATCTACGTACTTAGATAACCAATCATCCGTCATGTCGATATTCCCTTTAAATTTTTAAAAATATTATACACATGTACTGCAATATTTTCTGGACAGTATAATTCTGTAAATGTGCGTCGAGCATTTTCAATGATATGTTGATAACTACTGTAGTTTGTCATTATATCTTCGATTTTTTCAGAAAGATCGGAGTAATCATGTTTACATGCTACATACGTCTCGCCGTCGATAAATGGATTTGGATATGTATCAATATGACTCATATCGGGTTTAATCAATATTGAACCGAATTGAGCTGCATCTAAGTCTCTAGGAGCCATTTCACCATATCCGTACGGCGCTAGTAGAATTTTAGCATCTGAGATGCGTCTATAATATTCTTGCTGAGAAACGCGAACTCCATTTTCAAGTTTTGCTATTTTATAATCTAAATTAGACAATACATCCATTATAGGCTTCCTATGTCTATCATAATGTATACTTTGATGATGGCCATGTTCATATACATCGACGCCTTGTGGATACTGAAACATTGCAGATATATCAAATTGCTTAGGTCGGCTGTAATCATACCATTGCACATTTATGCCAGCATAATGAGTAGCTAGCCAATTCGTACCGGAGAGCACTATTCTATCCGAATAATCGTCGAAGTCATCTAATTTATAGTCGCCAGGTCCCCAATAGTACCTTCCCAATTCCCAGCCTTGCTTATATAAAGATCGATCCTTAAGTAAACTATTTTTAAGAAGTAATAATGCATTCGATTCTTTGAACACTTCATATGCGCCAATCAATGATGTAGAATCTTGCCCATCGAGCAACATATAATCGCCGGTAATTTTTGATAAAAATTCTAATCCAGCATCTACCGATTCCTGTAATGGCAGTTTCTTATTTAGAAAACTAGCTTGTGCAACCCATGCATAATCATATGAATTGCTTGTAGTAAACTCGATACCGATATCACGAAATACATTTTGAGCCCATAAGTATGGACGAAATGCACATTCATTACGATGTTTATCTAATTCATATAATTTTATCTTGATCATATAGTGTCATAAAAATCATTTTGTTCTTGCTGACGTTCAATTGTCTTAGGATGATGTATACAAAATTCTTTATTAGCAGGAATCTGTGATTCGGTTTTATATCCTGTTAAAACTTCATGTACTTTATTTTTCCATTTTATACGTTTGACATTCTTCATAATACGACACTGGTAGTCGGGAAAGTTAACTCTGCCGTCCGGATCGACGTTCCATCTCCACTTTTCAATATGTTCTTGAGTTAATCCTTTAACAGTATTAATTCGAGGGACCCAAAATATATCTACATTGTCATTATTCGTAATGAGCCATTCAATCGTATTCATAAGATATTCATCTGGATATTCGTCAGCGTCAATTTGAAAAATGTAATCGCCAGAACAATGATCCTTTAAATTGTTCTTAAATGATGCAAAATCTTTGTTTAGCGGAAATTCAATTATTTGAACTTTATCTTTAAATTCTTCTAACACTTGATATACACTAGGCGTAGTATTGCCCTTATCGCATTGAACTACAATATCATCCTGTTCACGCTTATGCTTGAATAAATAATTTAAAAGATACTCGAGTTGCATCCATTCATTACATACTGGTATAGCATAACTTATCTTCATGACATAACACCTTGTACAATTGAATATAATGCATCTAATGCATTCGCAAAGTCTAACTTATCAAAGATCTTAGCATTATCTACATCTAGTTTAGACGTAAAGTATTGCCCCTCTTGTCCTGGAATTGGATATTTAGTTTTTTCATGTTCTTCGACATCTACTACCTCTGCTACTTCCCAATGCATATCATTAGCACTAGTACCTGACATATATAACATCCCGAAAGGAAACTGTATAAATGATGGATACCAAACTAATCCAGTTTCTTCATCTTCTATACGTGCATCCCTCATTAACTCTGTTAACGTTTCTTCATATTTTTCGGCTTCAGCCGATCCTATTTTTAACAGTTCAGTTGTATTATATCCAGATTCCATACACATGTACGATGTAATATTGCTATTCTCATCGGCTTCGGCTAGTACACAAAAATTGCCAGTTACCGGTGAATAGCCATCATAGTCAGCTTTTAAACTCTCATCTATCATGAATTTATCTTTTTAAGTTTAGGTAATTTTAATTTAGGCTGTTCTGTATCATTTGCAGACTTTAACTTAGGCAACTTTAATTCTACTTGCTGAGGAACACTGTTAATTGCAGTATCTACATACTCACAGAATTTTGAAGACATTGCATCAAAACTAAATTCAGTTTTACTAAAATATGCCTGACGTTTAGCAGCTTTGAGATAGTTTTTGTAATTAGCAACACAATCACGTAAAGTATTTGCTGCATAGACATAGTTTACAGTAAACCATTTAGAGCCAGGTAATATAAATTTATCTGTAGCACTTTTATGTACTTCCGTCTCATCGCCGACTAATGGGTGAGCATGTTTTAGAAAATCTTGTTGCCCGGAACATTGACTAGCTAGGACAGGCTTTTCTGATAATGTAAATTCTAACAATGGACGACCAAATCCTTCGCCTTTAGTAAAAGATAACATAGCTTTAACTTTAGGATGATTATAAAGTGAATTCATTTGATTATCGGTTAGATCTCCATGAAGTAAATATATTTTAGGAGCTTTAACGCCATATGATTCAGTAAGCTGTTGTATTTTTCTTATCGTCTCTTCTCGATCCATTATACTAAATGTAGCATGGCTCGTCTTAATAATAAGACCAGGCTTGTTCTTAGTACTTTTATTCTTAAATGCTTCACAAAACGTCCTAATCATCATAGCAACATCCTTACGATCTTGCCCGAAGTCGCCTTTTAGCCAGTGGCCGACAAATAGAAAATTGAAATCAGTATCAATTGCAGATAATTCGTGATTAATATCTGTATCAATATCAATTGATTTAATTTTCTTATATACATTTAGATCGGCGCCTTCAAAAAGTACTTCAATGGGCGTTTCTAATTTTAATTCACCTGTTTTCTGTTTCGTCTTTTCATCGACTTGATCATAAACAGTATCGAGAAATCCTTTTTTCGTAAATTCAGAAGTAGCTAAGATAAGATCCATACGATTTGCTCCTTGAAGAAACTCATGCGGAACTTGATTAGTTTCGACGCCAGCCGTTATACCAATATTATATTTACCCAACGGTTGAAATTCATTTGCAACTGATACTTGTATAAACACGTCTGGCTTACGGGTGATATTAGCACGAGCGATATGACGATCAATCAATTTATGATCTTCGTTATTAGCTTCTAATGCATTCATCGGCGTATTGCCCCATGGCAATGATACAATTTGCACATCATACTTATCTGTCTTAAGTAGACTAAGCGCTAAATCCCTAGTATGATTTCCATACCCAGATCGAGTAGCTACAGGACCTTGTAATACTATAAATGGTTTCATAATACTCCGACGTTTTCTAATTTTTTAGGTTGTTCAATTGTTAACAATGAGAATTTTTTACGTGGTTCCCATTTTTCTAAACACGTATCTATACATTCAATAAATCGTTGTGACATACGCCTTGCTGAAAAATTAGATTCCTCGCCCACTGCCCAAGTTCTACCAGCTTCTCCCATTTCATGACGTTCTTGCGGCGTAAGTTCATACCAATATTCAATTGCATCTGCCACATCTTTAAAATCTGCACGATCATCGAAAATATACGGTGTCTGAGGCGAACCTTGTAATGATCTGTTAGTCGGAAATACCGGTTTAGCCCACTCACCATGTTTTTTAAATTTGCCATTATGATTAGACGGAAACATAGTATCAAATTCAATCCAATTACCTTCCTCATCTTCAAATCTACAACCGTCTTGCAATCCTCCTGTAACATTATTGATGATAGGCGTGCCGGCCATTAATGACTCAGCATGTGATAAACCAAATCCTTCATTTGAAGCGATATTAGCAGTAACATCACTTAAGTTATAGTAAAAATTCATTACTTTAGGATCGATTGCATTTGTACTAAAGATAATTTTACAATCGGGTGCAACAGCTCGTTTAACTGCAAAGAGATCTGTTCCATTTCCATCAACAGGCTGTGTATGCATTAATAATGCACATTTTTTAGCTTTCGATGCTGGTAAACGTTTACAGAATTCGCTGAATGCTAAAATAAGATCTCCGGGTTGTTTACGTCGTATATTACGATTATTCCAAAATACGATAAAGTCTACGTCATGTTGTTTTTTGAAATCATCTCTAAATTTAAGATACTCTTCATACTGCTCATGACCTTCTTTAATAGGAAAGAATTTATCTTCATTGATGCCATGAGATACCCATTGTACAGACCAATCCGGCTTTGGAAATTTTTGAAGTACATTTTTTACAATGTTCTGTGTCTGACGTGAGATGTTCATAATCAGATCACATGATTCGTAGAATGGCTCATTCCAATGGGGATATGGCAAATCATCCCAAATGTTGTAATACATTAAAGGATAGGTCTGACGAAGTTCGTGTTCCATTTGATATAACCAACCCCAGAATCTAGGATCTGTAAAGTGCAATATTGCATCTGGCTTTTCTATTGCTAGTACCTCTTTAAGTACTTTTTCATTTCCATAACCAGATGTTGCATATATTTTTACGTTAGCATCGGCAACGCCCGTTTCTGCAGATACTGCATCCGATATATCAAATATCTTGCCTTCATCCGGATGTTTTACCGCTGCTCCAATTTGTACCCAATCATAATGTGCACTCGTACCCATTACAAATTCTCGAGACATAGTTGCAATACCAGAATGCATACGTAGGTCATCTGATAATAGTAAGATCTTCTTCTTTTTTGGTTTGTTAGGATCTATTTTCCTAAGCTTAGGTAACTTAATTTTTTGCATTAAATGCTCCTTGTAACCGTTCTTTTAATTTATTATAAATATGCTTTAGGTAATTATGATAACCTTTTTACCCAATCTTTTTGCTGCTTTTATTGCACTTTCTGAACCAGGAGATCTATCCTCATATGGTATGAATGCCATCATAACATCACAGTCCTGTGCAATAAGATAATTACGATGATGAAACTGAGAAGCATGATAAGGTTTGCCATAGTATGATTCGGTCATTGCACTATACAAGTTCTTAGGCGTATGTGCTGGATTGAACTCTCTGTATGAGATACCGAACTCAATTGCAAACTTACGTGCATACTTATCAGCGCCATCATGTGCGCCTCCTGAAATAATAATTAGTTCATCGCCAAAGCGTCGTCTGAGATTAGTTAAGGTTTCTTTGATCTTACGTTTGTTCTCATAACGTCGGCTACCAATCATTGCCACCTTCATTCTCTAATCCTCTTTGCAAATGGACACAACTCATCGTTTTCTGCAAATTCGCAATACTTGCAGTTCTTCTTGTTCTTACCTGCTACTGCCGGAAATGGTCTAGCCGTATTATAATTACCGTCCTTATCAAAACTAGTAGCAATCCAATCATTCAATGATCGCTTAAGTTTATTACGAGTAGGCTTACCAGATGCCGGAATGAATTCTTGAATACGTCTCTGCGGGAACATTGCGCCCTCTACCAACTTACGCTTAACAATGAAGTACAAGATATCAATCTTCTCTACATCAAAACCATACTGTTGCGCAAAGTACTCTTTATACAAAACCAATTGAGACGCTTTGAGTTTATCAGCTTTCTGATACTTATTCCATCCCATTGTACTAGTCTTGATATCAATAATCTTGATCTTATCCGTACGCTTATCTCGAATAACAACATCGAGGAAGCCTAACATCATAACATTCTTGTTATCATCATCAGCCTCGTGATAGATAGGTACCTCAATGCCTACTAACTCCTCATGCCTTGCTGAGAAATACTTGGCACGATTCTTCTTGATGTAATCTAAAATTGCAAGACCATCCTCATAGAACTCACCCAATTCAAATTTGTTAGAGAAATGGTCGCCCATCTCCTCAACTGCTTCTTTATATAGACGAGCCATATGATCTTTCAACATCTTCGGCAAATCTAATTCATCTGCTTTCTTGGCAGACTCTTCATACATTACGGTGAGATATGTCTGCAATGTTTCATGAAATGCAGTACCGAACAATGTATGAATACTTTGACTGAAAGTACGTAAACCTTTCACATATGCCAATTCCCATTGCTTCGGACATTTCGAATACATTGAAAACTGTGAATATGAAATCTTACGTTCGCCAGGAAGACGTTCTCTCTGATTGAACTTAATTAAATTATGCATATACTAAATATATGTACATACATTTAAAGAAACAAAGCTTTATCGTACTTTTATACAGCTCCGCCAGTCACGCCCTTGATGCCCATCAATCCTAAAAATTCGGCCACTTCAGCTGACTTAACCGCTGCTAATGCACCTTCCATTGCAGCAAATCCTTGATGTCCTTTTGCAGCTGCACTAACTGCGCCCGCTCCCGATGCTATCATTAATCCAAATACAATTACGTAATAAATCACTTCTGCAGCCTTTTCAGCACCCGGATCATCCTTTTTTAGTTTAGCCTTAGCAAGTATTCCAGTTGCCCATAACATCCACTTGATCATTTTTACATAACCTTTGTGCCACTTATGTGCAAAATCAATCACACCTTTGATAAATGCCGGGTCATCGACATCCTCTTGACCTTTTACTTTTGTTTTGAATACTTTGATAAGCTTACCTAATCCTTTAGCAAGAATCTCTATTATTTTCGGCGCCGCGGCTATTATGCTAATAATAAAAAGCGGGCCGACTGCTTCGTTTAGTTCACTTTTTTTTTTGCGCAAGTTTTCTTTAATCACGCTTTCATCGACCTGAGCTACATCTTCTTTGGCCTCATCTTCTAATGAATTAAAAGCTGCTTTGAAATCACCAAGTCCTGCCTTTAATGCTTTTTCAATATCCGCATCAGCATCCTCAGCTGATTCGACGATTGGTATGAGGCTAGTCAACTTAGGCATGCCCTCGGAGATATTCAACATCGGATCTTTCTCGGCATCTGCAATTGCATGTGCTAATTTGTCTTTGGCAACTGCTTTCTCACGTGTAAGATCTTTGAGTTTAGTTAATAACTCCGGACGCTTTTCCCCGTCAGCCTTTGCATAATCCTCACTAGCCTTTTTCATGTCCTTGATTATCTTGTCAAGGTCTTTTCCGAGCTTATTAATCGTCTCTTTCTTCTCTGCCATAGTAGATCCTAATGTTTTTTATAAATATTAGTCTTTACTACTTAATTGATCTATACGACGTTGGAGATACCACTTTGCCTTTTCCAGATCTTCTAGCTCTTTAGTTGGATCCTTTTTACCTGCTCTAGATACGTATTTAACTACATTACCTAAACAAAAATCTAACTCCCAGGCTTCAATAACTTTGATAGCTTCATAGACTCGATCGCCGCCGTAATGTTCCGGATGATTGACTCGTTCTTTGAACTCTACTTTAGTCTTACCTTCTCGAATTACTTTAGCCATTGATTAATCTCCTTATCCGTCTTACCATACTTACGCAACATATCACGAAGTTCATCTTCATGTTGATCAATAAGAATAGCAACATACTCCTCCGACTCTGATTTAGATACTTGAAAATGTTCTGCTACTTTAGCAATCAAGTCCTTGTTGTACTTATCAGCCTTCTTGCCTTTGATATACTTTGAGAAGAATTTGCGTTCTGGCAACAGTCCGTGATATAATTGATATACATTCTTAGTACTCAATGGACCGATTGTATAACGCTGAAACATATCTACATACTCAATGAGTTCATAGTTCATTGAAAGCCAACGATTGATCAGATACGGTGAGAATGATTTCTGATCAGCCTCGGTTAGATCATCCCATTCGACTTTCTTATACGTAATGCCGGCGATATGATCAAATATTGTTTTAGCCTTCTTCATTACTTAGGCATAAACTCCGCGTTAATATGACCGCAATCGTCGCAACGGAAAGTTGGCACTGGCATAATCTGTTCTTTACCTGTAGGCGAAATCAATGCTGAAATGCGCTTAAATGCTTGTACCTCTCTAAAGAATCTACCTCCGCAATTCTCACATACAATATTTTTCAAATCCTCCGGCCGAATATTGATATTCGGTTGCTGTGGAGGCTGTTGCCCATCCATTCCTACTAACTTACTCATTACTTGATCTCATTTAGAATTTTTACCATAGTAGCCATTACATGCAACTCCTTATCAACGGCGAACGAATCTTGATACTGCTGTTCTGCCAAAATTAGAATAACACTTGCAATATGCCCTTTAGCATAATTATCAATCTCATCGAAAAGGAACTTGTACAATGCAGTGAAGTCCTTCACCTTGCTATCTGCAATAATCTGCCGTACAGATTTGAATGCATCTTTCTTAGACGTCTCATTACTAAGAATATCCAAGACCTTGGTCATATAATTTGCTTGAATGATACTTGTAGCATCTACCTGCAATTTACCATCTACTACCTGACGCTGACATGAGTTTAGAACACGTCTTACATCCGGATAGCCGGCATTAACGATGGCTACAAGATCTTCTTTATCAAATTCAACATTCAACTCTTTGAGGATAGAAACAATACGCTTTGCAACCTCTACTTTGTTAGGCGGCGTAATGCCAAAGGTCTGACAACGACTTTGAATAGGATCAATGATCTTCTCTACGTAGTTACATGTAAGAATGAATCTAGTCGTCTTACTAAACGTCTCCATTAGATTACGTAACGCTGCTTGACCGTTAGGCGTCATATAATCTGCCTCATCGAGAATTACAATTTTCCAACGCTTGAATCCTACTGTACTAGCATAGTTTTTAATCTTACTACGTACTGTATCTACATTGTTCTCATCTGATGCATTAATGTACATGACATCTGCATCTACATTGTTTGCAATAATCTTTGCCAATGTAGTCTTACCAGTACCGGCTTGACCATAGAACAACAAATGCGGCACATCGCCAGATTCAATATACAACTTAACCTTTTCGATAATATGCTCATTACCGACATATCCATCCAATGTATCGGGACGGAACTTCTCTACCCAAAGAGTATTTTCTTGATTTCCAAACATCTTATTTACCAGTTGATCCATATCCACCTTCGCCCCGAACCGTCTCATTCAATTCATCAGCTTCTTCTAATTCAATAGAAGGATAAGGAATAATTACCAATTGTCCAATTCTATCACCATCTTTATAACGCTTGACTCCTGCAAAGAAACTATCTTTTGCAAACTTATAGCGGAACGTAATCTCACCTCTATATCCCGAATCTACTACTCCTACACAGTTTGCTAATGATACATCCATTTTAGATACTGATGATCTAGGAAATAGCAAACCCACGTACCCTTCTGGAATCTCTAAGGCTAACCCTGTATGATACTCGATAAAGTTATGCTTGGCATCGATACGATGACCGATTGCTGTAACATCCATACCTGCATCGCCAGGCGTTGCATAACTAGGAGTAACTGCCTTAGGTGATAACTTTTTGAATCGTACTTTCATTATTAGCTAGCTTGGAGTTGTACAAGATAATATGTTGCTGAATATGTCTTAGAACTAAAGGTTACTCTGGCCAATCCTGCTGCAGATACCTCCAACTTACCAGTCTCAGCATCTTTATTTGCATTCAAGATTTCTTTGAACAGATTAGATGAGAAACATGTAACAGGTATCTCCGTTGCATTTGTAACATCGAAATCAAATTTGATTCGGTTGTTATTGATAGATGAATAATTGATAATTACCTCTGCCGTATCGCCCGTACATTTGATACCAAAGTTCTCTGACTCAGGCAATGCATTCTTTGCCTTAATAAATCGATTGGTAAACTCTTTGGTCAAATCAATTGATACATTCCAATCCGGAGTATTCTTAAGATCCGGAACTTGTCTAATAACAGACAGATCGGCTAACATGAATGTCATCTTAACATCCTTATCATTGATACCGACACTCACTGCCTTGTTATCAATTGAGTTAACAGATACATCCAAATCATCATTGACCGCGGATAACATCTTTACCAATTGAGGCGTTGCATAAACACCTAACTCGGCATCTCCCATATCGATCTGAGATGTATTAACTGTACCGATAACATTCTGGTCATCAGTAATAAAACTAGTTTGCAACGTACCTGATTGAGCAATCCACTTAACAGAGGTCGTTGCGCCAGCCAAATGATATCGGCTAATAAAATTTAAAAGTTCTTGCTTTTTCATGATTGATCTTTTTGTTCAAAAAACTGATTAAACTTGTCTTGATTGATTGTTGTTATACTTTGTCCGCCGAACTTGCGATAATATTGCTTATACTTCTCATAGGTTGTTATCGCCTTATCAGGATCTTCAAACATCTCATAGATGCTTTTAAGTACCGCGGCCAAATCATTTGGTACCATATATTGCGCAACATCTCTATGAGCCGCTACAATTTTATTTACCTCTTGAATTGTATTTTGAAATACATGCACATTATGCAATACCATTCTAGGAACTGCTTCTTTGTTATAGTTATCTAACATGCCCCATGTAAAGTCTTGGCATGCCGGATCACCTAAACTATCCGGAACTAACAAATCTGGTTGAAGATCTGGAATCTTTCCTTCTGATAACGGAATCATATTACCATCAGCATCTTTATCTGGCTTTGGCATATATACATCGCTAAAAGACAACTTCTTGAAGTTATGCGAATGCAGGAACGTTCCATACACAGGATATTGTCCGGGCGAACTTGAATCTGTTGTCACTGTAATACGATTACCGTAATGCTTATTCAACAGCTTCTGAATCGTTGATAAGATAAAGAAATCTGATATCTTTGATATACCTAACAAGTGCAAGTATTCCAAACGAGTATTTTCAAACTCTCTATTCTTGAGCATCAATGCCAATGCCCACATGAAGTCTACTAACTTCTGCGGACCGCCAATTGCCCAACCGCTAAATTCAAAATGCTTAAACTTATGGTACCACCAATCATACTCTTGCGGATTCGATCCTTGCAACATGTTCAAGAACTTAGTCTTACCAGATTGCTTCTTTTCGAACCAAGCAAAGTTATCATAACTAATATCAGCACATTGATAGAACTTGTTCTCATATACTGTCTTAGGTGGAATATCCAAATTTGCAGCAACATCTGAATTAGCTTCTAACCAATGAAAGATCTTCTCTCTCAAGTCATCACTATACTTCAATGCACCCGTTGCAATTTGATATCCTCCCGAATCACCGAATACTAATACATCATCGCCAAGTCCCATCTGCTGACGAATATCCATCTTCTTATAATAGTGACCAGCCGTTACAAGGAAGTACTTATGACGAAACTTTTCCGGATAATCATCCGAATAAAATCTACATGGCACACCAGATGATAACTTATCATCTTTAATCAAAGACGATGCAAATCCGCCGGCGGACAATGACGGAAAATAAATAAACTCTTTAGGCTTGTCCATTTAACACCTTCAATAAATTGTTACACGAAAAGTACTGATCATGCAAGAACTCTGCTTGCTTTGTAATCTGACTTTCAAATTCATCATGACGATTCATCATGTATCTAATATGAGAAACTAATGCACCCTTACGCTTTTGGAACTCATCCATCGACTCCGTCCATTCACTTGGATATGTAAATGTACGATCATACATCTCTGTATAACTCAAACGATCCGGTACCAATGGAATAGATCCGGCACATGCTGCTTCATAACATGAAATGCCTAATGTCTCTTGAAGATTAGCTGAGAACACCATCTTGGATCTTTCGAGCAAATCATGATACTGTTTCTTACTAAGCTTATCTTCCTGACAGATAATAAACTTATACTCCGGAATAATCTTAGCCAACTCTTTAAAGATTTCAACTTGTTTCTCCGGAGCGATTCTATGAGGAAATAGAATAATATCTTCTTTCTTACGATTAGGCTTCAACTTACCTTTAAGATACTCCATTGGCCATCCTGTACGGAAACATTGAATACCATCATATCCAAAGTTATCTCTGAACATACGTAAATGGTCATCGGAAGCAAACCAATTGTAATCGATAGCTTCAGCTAAAGACTTTTCAAATGTCTTTACCCACTTATCCTTAATCAACCGACCTAGGAAGTCATTTGGATCATAATTACCTGCATGCCAAAATCCATGAATCTTAACTGGAATATTTAGCAACTGACTCATATACTTGAGTTGAATAATGGTCGGATTCCATGCATCTGTATAGATAAAATGATCTCCTTCTCTCACTTTACCTTCACAAAACAATCTAGCAATTTGCGACATCTGGTCACTCTTGTATACATTCGTACCTCCGAAGTTCAAAAAAGCTCCAGGCGTCGTCGCTTCCGGGATATCGGTTGGGCCTTCGATAACTACAACCTCTGCATCATCAACACTCTCACGTATCAATGTCGGGATATGAGTTTTCCATTCGCCCGTATATCTAGATTCTACTGCCTCTAGATCTACTATGTAAATCGTTTTACTTGTCATGCTTATATCCGTCCGGCGTTACTTCTTGCATATTGCACTTTGTAGTACAATGCAATTGATACTCGCCATGTACAACTTTCATACTATCATTCGACTTAAGCAAGCCGAAATCCTTATCATGGAACATGTACATGATATGAACCATGTTACGTACCTGAGCTGGAATCTTATGCAACTCACCTGCAGGAACTTCTAACGTTACGATTTTGCTAGATAACCCATTTTGCAGTAAATCAAAGAACCAATTCCAACTACCACGTTCAATCATTTGATTAACAGCTGGCGAACATAAATAAACATGATTCTCCGCGACCCAACCATTTTGCATCGGTTCGCAGTCAATATCTCCAATGAACAAAGTTTCAATGTCGCTCAAACGACCTTCGCATTCATTACCAATCCAATGTGTCTTATAACCTATCATGATCTAAATATAAGTTGTTCTAATTTAAAAACCTAATCAAAATCCGAAAAACTTTCCTAAATTATTGTTCTCCGGAACCCTACCCCAATTCATCGCTTGATAGAAATCATTGAGTTTATTTTCAAAGGCTGACTTAAAGATCTTGTCATGATTGATATACTGCTTAACAAAGTCAACAATAACTTCCGGATCTTCAAATCCTTTAAGTGCTAACGAATTCAAATTCATTGGATTCGATTTAAGATAAGTCCATTTAATCTTCTCGCCGTTGATAATCTCTCGTACGGTTCGAACATTATGATACTTGAGCATATCATTGTAATTGATAGCCGACTTAACATGTACAGGCGTTCCCTTAGCCGGAGGGGCGAATGGCTTAGCACGTTTATCACGATACTTAGAAACTTTCTTTACACCCGTTGGGAACATGATCTCGAGTATATCTAACGACTTGATATGATCTTTAAATGCTAGGATCTTATCATCCAAATCCGTCTTATTGATATCGTTTAGGATATCTTCCAATACCTCTGCCATAAATCTCCTAAATGCCGGAGGGAAGGATGACCGAACAACGTCCAATCCTTTAACATCGAGTTTCGATACCGAATGACCTTCTATATTGATAATCCATTGAGCATATCTCTTCTTAGCAATCCATAGGCCGGCTTTTGCAACATTCTCTTGCTTAATATCAAATCTATGAGTCGATACATTATGAAAGCGTTGACCATAGATATCATACGACTTGTTAATAAATGCCTGAACCTCATCAGCAACTTCAATCGTTTTTTCTGCCATCCAATCTTCATTGGTAATATCATAGTCCGGATATCGATGTTCAATGATAGGCAATGATGAAAAGAATGTCGAATCTGTATCAGTATAGATGCAGTAGTCCTTATCGACTCCCAACTCTCTTGTATAGAACTTATTGCCAATATCAGCTGTGAACTTAATCAATTGCTGACCTGTACTTGTAATAGCAACTGCATTGTCCGGATCGAAGAATCTAAATCCAGGATTGCCAAGAACGCCGTAGAATGAATTCAAAAGAATCTTTGTAACTAGCTGAAGTCGATCATAGTACTCAGCCTTATCAGCATCGCCTTCTTTCTCATACTTCTTACGTAGATTCTTATACTCTACACGTTCTGCAAACCACTTTTCAAGAATCGAAGGAATAAAGCCTTTGATATCCTTTGCATATACAACGCCGTTAGCTGCAATTGAATAGTTATTAGACTCTAGATATCCACGTAACTCTTTACTATCCTCCCATCCGTTCCATCCATCCGAATAATGTTTACCTTCATCTTTCACATACTCATGACCGTCGAACTTATCTAGTTTAGTTACTTTGGTCTCCGGAGAAACATTAAGTGTCATAATGATACTAGGATACAGCGATGTCAAGTCAAGGTCATATACCCATTTGTAACGACCTGGATTTGGAGGCTTAACGAATGCTCCTAGGAGTTCTAATGGCTCATCGGAATCTCTAGGCTTACGGCTCGGAGCAACAAAGCCTTGACGTTTCAAATAGGTCAACGATGCACCGTCGAGATATCTAGTAGAAAAATATACATCTTCATACGGAACATGGCCTTTATGGCAAATTGCTCTTGCAAGATCGAGCAACTTCATCTTCTCATCAATCTCAACTACAAGATCAACGTCATTCATGTTATAGTCAACGTACTTATTGATATCAGCACGCATCAAATCATTTAGATCGCCATCATATTTGATCTTACCTCTACCAAGTTCTTTCTGAGAGATCGCTTCAAGTGAGTAACTAGATTCTTCCGTATATGTAAAGTTCTTATACAATGCCATATAATCCAGACAAGCTACGCCCGAGATACGATATCTATTCCTATGCTTAAGCCAAATAACATCATTGATAGGTGACAATGCACGAGCTTTACGTTCACCTAATATATGACACATACGATTATACAAGTACGGAATATCAAAGAAGTCAATGTTCCATCCTGTTATAATTGTAGGCTGTATCTCATTGTACTTATGCAAGAACTTCTGCAACAATGTATACTCATCGTTACATGAAATAACTTGTTCCGTATCTTGTACAACGCCTTCTTTATCTAAGACCCATACATAACGACTATCGCCGGCCTGATCATAGATTGCAATCGAAGTTACTTCATTCTGAGCTTCTTCTGGCGTCGGAAATCCGTTTTCAATATCAACCTCGATATCGATAAAAATAGTACGATGGCCAATCGAAGGTTCATCTGAATCGGTATACAAATCGATTAGAGTACGAGTCTCCGGATTGATATCTGCTTCATACAAGCCAGGTTCATTACGATCAAAGTTATCTACCTTTATAACACGTTCGCCGTCGAGGGCTACTTGATTGCCATACGTCGCTTTGCGATATGCATATGGCTTGTACTTGATTGAATAATAACCTTTACGGTCATCCCAGATATGTACTGAGTTATCTGATTTACGATATGCTACTGCTTGATACATTAAACGAGTTCTTCAACGATTCCTACTACCTCGCTTAATATAAGGACTCCTGCGGCAATTAACAAATTAAATGGAATGAAAGCATATCCGATAATACGAATTGCCGATTTAACGAAACTAAGTCGTTGATGCATTAGTGGGTCTGGTTGATTCATTAGTTTATCTTATAAATGTTTCTATAGTTTCTCTTAAGAGAATTATCATCAAATCCGTAACCAACAACCCATTCATCGCCGATTTCGAAACATGTATGATCAGATGGAAATGCAGTACCTTTACGTTCTACAAGCGTTACGACCTTAACTGACTCAGGACGTTTATCTGAAATACGCATCAGAATCTCTGTCATTGTCTGTCCCGTATCGACAATGTCTTCAATGATGTAAACACGCTTACCTTTTAGATCTATTTCAATATCTTTAGTAAACGTAACGCCGGCGGAGTTATCTCTACCTTCATATGATTTGGGACGAATAAAGTCTGTCTGTACATCGATACCCATATCACGTACTAGATCCGTAAAGAACATGAACGCGCCGTTAAGTACACAAATCATTACAGGTGGTAATGAGTTACCACTATTCTTATGTTCTTCTGATAGCTTATGAGCCATGGCTCGAACACGACGTTCAATCTTATATTCTGGAATGAGAATATCCATTAGTATCCCTTTACGAATTCATAGAACTCAGCACGCGTTGCTTTATCATTCTTAAATGCTCCAGTTAACTTACTAGTCTTCATACTAGCACCGCCATGCTTAACTCCTCGGCATTGTACACAATTATGAGTCGCTTCAATCATAACTGCTACGCCAGCATTGTCTTCGATAATAGTTTCAATTGCATGATGAATTGCAACAGTCAATTGCTCTTGAATAGCGCCGCGGCGTCCGAAATGTTCTACTAATCGATTGAGTTTACTCAGACCAATTACTTTACTATCCTTACCTGGAATATAAGCAACATGTACCTTACCCATAATTGTTTGGTGATGGTGTGAACACATACTAGTTAAAGGAATGCCCCCTTCGAATACCATACCATCATATCCATCACTAGGAAATGCTGTAATCTCTGGAGCGCCTTCATATCGTCCAGCCCATAGATCATTTACATATGCCTTAGCAACTCGATACGGAGTACGATCTGAATTAGGATCATTTCTCCAATCTACTTTTAATGCATCCAGAAACTCTCCAAATGCTGTTTCTGCCCGAAGGATCATCTCCTTCTTCTCATCGTCTGTCAATGGACGGCCTTTGGCTACTCCATTTGCAAAGCCTTCTTTAACTAGCTCTAAATTTACTTTGTTCTTACACATAATTCTTCAGTTTTATTATTACGAATTATTTAGTCGATACCATTGCTATTTCTGATTCTCTTACCAATATGTATTTTTCGTCTTCAAATTCTACTTCATTATCGCCTTTCAACAATCTGCCATGTAGCAATACTGTATCGCCTACTTTGATTGTCATCGGTATGCGGTCACCGGTTTGAGTGAATAATCCAGGACCGACGCCCTTTACTTCTGCATATTCATAATTAGCTTCATTAGCTGTAAGAATAATACCAGACGCCGTCTTATCTTCTTTCTTTTTTGCTTTTAGGAGTATTTGATCTCCCATTGGTCTCATTTTCATTGTAACTCCTTTATACTGCTCGTTCTTGATCAAATGCAATAATATGATCTCTACCTGTCATATTGTAACCATGTTCTGCACAAAGTTCAAATACTAGCGGATACATTTTAATTAATTGTTCTCTCGAATCACCCGCGGGCATTACAAATGTCTTATGTTTAGGAATATCCATCTTCATACGGAAGTCTTCAATCTCCTTAAGGCATTCATCTGTACCATCCCATACTGGCTTGTAATGATAATCGTAATGATAATCAATCATCTTACGAATTGCATCATAGTTAAGACGGAACTTGTTATGCTGTTTAACGAATCGCTCATCTACAATCTTACCACCAGGCGTTTCAATACCTACTTTAGGAACCGAATTGGAAAATTTAGGACTGAGAGAAATAAGATCGATAGGCAAATCCGTTTCAACGAAATGCGAACCTTCAGTTTCTATAGTAACGATAATACCACGTTTACTAGCAAAATGCATCAATTCATTTACTAATGCCGGCTGCATTGTCGGCGCGCCGCCTGTTAACATCATCTCCTTTACATGAGGATTCTCATCATAAATTTTGATAATGTCATTGAATGTAAACTTGCCTTTCTCAGGATGAATAGAACTATACCAACTATCGCACCAACCACCTTCACCAAACCAGCATCGGTGAGTACAACCTGTTACGCGGATTGCAATAGTAGGACGTCCGAATCTACTGCCTTCGGATTGTACACATCTATACAATTCGTTAATAGGCAATACTTTATCATAATCTTCAATTCGCTTATTCGCCATAATACTCCGCCATATTTTCAGAATGTTCCCAACATTGAACTTTATATACATTTACTCTACCATCAGTCTCTAACTGGATAGCTTCATTGACTGCATTGAATACCCATTCAGCAAACTTTTCGCAGCCTACATCTGGCATAATACGTAATTGAATTAGATCGGAATTAGCCATTTCGATGAATCGATCTTTATACGGATCATCATCCGCAACAATTGTAGTATGATCGAACATTTCTTTTAGCATATCTTTAATGCCATTACGTTTGAAACATCCAAAATCACATACCCAATTGCGTTCATCTAGCTCACCTTCGAACCAAACCTTGAAATGAATTGCATAGCCATGTACATATCTGCAATGTGAATCTGCGCGCCATTGCCTAAATGCTGTACTATAACCGTTAAACTCTTTGTAACTCCTGTACATTATACTCCTTATTTCGAGTATGTCCAAGCAAAGAAATACTTAGTACCATCAAGCAGGTGAGATGCAGTATTTGCATACTGACCACTAAACTCTGACATATAATTGTACATAGTAGACTTATCTTTGAACATAGTAAAGTTCTTAGCCTTAGGATACCATTCTTTAAATGATTTACCAGAGTTCTTTACAGAATTGGTCTGAACGGTTTCATAGGCCATTGTCTTAAGATACTCCTGATCATATTTAGGAAGCTTCTTAAATTCAAACGTCACGTCGACATCTTTAAACTTGAACATTGTAACTGATTTTGTTTTGATAAATATATGAAACTATGATTAAATAATCAAGACTTTTCGTCAAAATCTTTAGGCGTTTCTCTCAAATACTTATTGTAGAAGTATTCATCATCGAGGAAGTCATCGCCGTACTCACCGCGAGTATCTTCTAAACGTAAAAGAATTTCTTTTGTCTTACTCATATCTTAATATATGAAAGATGATTCAAATAACCAAATCAATCGATTACTTTTAAGTAAGTAAACAAATATGGCTTGTTCAAATAGTGTCCCGTAAAGTAATCAATATCTACTTTATCTAAGCCGTATAATTTAGCTTTGTACACTGCCTGTTCATATTCGTCTAACTTAGCCCATTCATCCTTACGAGCGACTAGCTCTGCACCCTTGGCTTGCCAATCTGTTGTTTCGATAAATTTTTCTAACTTCTCAACAATATCAACAAACTTGTCATAGTCTCTACAATCAAGTTCTATATGAAACATTTCTATAACCTGATCCTCGTCTATCCAATCGATTGCAAAATCCAATCCATACTTAGGCTTAGCAAAAACTAACTTACGAAGTTTAGGATGACGCTTAGCATGGTTAACTAATTGTGCACGAGCCTTTCCTGCAAAACCAAATCGATGTAAGATATGAGCGTGATCAATAAAAATGTTTGGATGATGTTCGACTTGTTCATACCAATGCTGTAATACAACATTTAAGGCATCATCTGACACTCTACGTGCCATTCTATCTTCTGTATGAATGTTAACTTCGTTAACGGCATGATACTCTTTCTCAATCGAGTTAAGTTGATATCCTTCACGATCAAAGAAATCTAATTCCCAATCAACCGTATATTCTTCTATCGGCTTTTTTAGCCAAAGGTCTTTGATAATCTTAGTGTTATTTCTTTGAAACAGCATCGGCAAACTCTATATCTTTAGTTGTAACAGCATTATGCGAATGTGAATAAATTTCTATCTTAACTGTATCGTAATTAAAAAATATGTCTCCGTGATGATCTAACTTTTCAGATATCTTTGCAACATCATTAACGAACTTTAAAGTTTGCTTGTAATCTTCAAACTTACGTTCCATTGTAAGAGCATATGCCCCTTTGATAGTTGTTACTCTGAAATCGGTAGCGCCTACTTTAGATAATTCCTTAGTAATATCTTCTTGTGGAATGATAGTTCTGTCTTCATCCTCCGTGCCCTCCAATTGGCTAGCACCACGAACTTGTTCCATTATAGGCTTTAATTGTATCATTTTATATAAATATTGGTCATACCCATGATACATACCAGAAATCCAATCATCTCGTCTCATTCCTTTTCTCTTGTTAAAATCAATCCACGTTTAGATAACTTGTTCTGCAGTTCCTTATACGAGCCGGTGACTTTGAAACGCTTGGATACATCTTTCTGATATGTAAACACTTCATTTATATTGTCACCGACTACGTAATAAGGGCCTAAATAATTTTTTGTTATACGATTTCGCATGCTCCACCGGCACAAGCTAATTCACCAGACAAATCCGTTTCATCATCAAGTTCAATAACTCTTGTTAAGTCGACGTCAGACAATGTACGCATCATCTGTTCAAACTTCTCTTTATCAATATCTTCAAATGGCGCTTGTGTATATGTTCCACCATCATATGGCAATACCGATAACCCATTGTAGAACTCTCTATTGTCCCACATCCATTCTCCAGCCGCTTCCCATTCATGTTCTCTCAATGAGATAGTAGCAGAAACATTATGAGTATTAGCGCCAGTTCTATGACCTGGACGGATCCATTCTTGCGTCACACGCTTAACACGTTCTAACAATTGGAATGGCGATTCTGTTCTCATAATAGCTCCTTCAGGCGACTTTTGCGGGATACTAATAACGGCTGTATCATGCGGACGGAAGTATTCATCTTCAACTAATTCGGGATGATATTCCATCAAGTAGTTATAGATAGCTTCATTCTTACCAACACGTATTCTTCTAACATAGTAATCATTATGCCATGCATGAATACCAGATGATGTACCAAGCGTCAATGATGTCGTGCCTGCAGGCTTAACAGTAGTACAACGTGCCGATTTATTAATGCCGATTATATCTGCTACTCGTCGATTTTCTTCTTTGACAAGTTTAGCAGATTCTTTCATGTCATAACCTAACACTGTACCAGATCCTATACCGGTCATTGAAACGCCGATCAATGCATCTCTTTCTGTAGTACGTTGCCATACTGGGCGTAGGTAATGAAAGTCAGTATATCCTGCTTGCAACGTACCTATAAATGCAGCTCCCTTAACACGTCTATTATAATCATCCTGAGATTCAATATTAGAAACATTTACTTCACAAAGATTGCAGAATTGGAAAGGACGAAGTGCAATTTCGCAACATGGGTTAGTTCCCCAATCTTTATCATTTGAGAAATAGATTCCAGGCTCACCTGCTCCGGACAATTCGACACGCTTCCAAAGGTCAGTGAAGAACTCTTTTGTAATACGATGTCTTAATAATACTGCCGAATTGTTAGCACGTCCTCTCTGTGGATTGTGTTCCCACCAGTCACCGGACTTACATGCAATCATTTCATCATCATCTGCACTAAACAAGCTAATCAATGCAGCACGACGAATGCCTCCGGCAAGTACAGCATCTGCAATATGACAAACAATATCATGAGTCTCGATAGGCGAAAGTTTATCACCATCTTCCTTTTCGCTCAAGATGCCTTCAATCTTAACAAGACATTCTTTAAGTGGTTGAGGTCCCGGTGCTTTACCTCCTGATGTAACAAGTCTAGCACCTTTAGGTCTGATGTCAGAGAAATCAAACTTAAGCTTAGATCCTCCATAGAAGTAAGTCTTCATAAGTGCTTTAACTGCATCTGCCCATCCTTCGATTGAATCTGCAATAAGGAATCTACGACGACGATCCGGATTTGGTTTACGAATCTCAGGCAATGCATCTACATGATGCTTTTGAACTGAATATCCTACGCCTGTTCCTCCTAACAACAAAAACATTGTTTCGCCAAACGATCTCCAATCGTCGATAGGCAAATATGCACAATTGTAAACTCTGTTAGGAGATATTTCAATTGGCTTGCCGCCGAATTGCAAACTACGCATTGATGGCAAAATCTTCTTATCATAAACTAATTCATAAACCGATTCAATTTCGTCTTTCAATTTAGGGTACTTCTTGATATGCATTTCTTTGTTACGCGTAACAAGTTCTTCCCATGTTTCCCTACGTTGCTTTTCCTCATCGTACTTAGCATACTTCATGTGTACAGTTATGTCGGACAAAATCCTATTCGAAACATCCATCTTATATTCCTATTTTGTTATGATTAAGAGTAAATTAGTAACTCGCATGAGTTACAAATTCTAATGATTTTACAAATAAATATAGTGCACATCATAGAGCAAGTTCAGTTTGAGGCACTTTTTCATTACTTTTTTTACTCGAAACCTTCGTTGTTAATTTCTTGAAACTTCTGGGCTAGCATCTGTCTAGCCAATTCATTACCATTTTGCATTTGTTGCTTTGCATCTTTTCCGTCAACCGATGTATCTGCATAAATATTAAACTGACCATTTGATGTATTCATCTTACTAGGCAATGTAATACCATCAGGACCAAATCGATTCTTAATAATATGCCAACGGCCCGTACCTGCTAACTTATCTTGCACCTTACGAGACAATGAGATAATGAAGTCTGCTACCATTACCTTACCATATGATTCAGCAACCTTACTTGCATCAATAACATCTTCTTCAAGTGCAGATCTATTAGCTTGAGATGCTGTCCAGACCGGCAATTCATATTCACCCGCAAGGCCTCTTAGGTCTTCATATATGCCCTCAAGTTCATGACGTTTCTCTTGGCCATGGCCTCTTAACAAGTCTGCATAATCAACTATAACTACATCGGGCTTCTTGCCTTGCATAATACATTTTTCAATATGTGCTCGAAGACCCATTACTGATACTGTCTTAGTTGGATAATGCTTAATAATCAGCTCGCCATCTATCTTTGATAGATGATCCTTTACATCTTCTTGATAATGTTTAAGATTCTGATTAGCAATACCTGTTATAACAGAGTCATATCTTAAACCTACATATGCCTGGTTCAATTCGAGAGTATAATGAAGTACCGTCTTACCATTCTTCACTGCATGAGCTCCGATATTCATCAATGCCCATGACTTACCGATACCAGCAGGCGCGACCATAACACCTAACTCACCTTTACCTATACCGCCATCTGTTAGCTCATTGATAACTTCCCATGGGGTCTCTTGAACAAATCTAACAGCATCTGTATATCGTTCATCGATATTCTTCATGTACTCATGGCCAATATCTTTATCAGCGCCAGCCTTCATTGCATTATCGACATGAGCTTTGATCTCATCATATTGACCAGACTTCAATAACTCTACTGACTTAAGAATAGCTTTCTTAATCTCTTGATTCTTACAAAAGTCAAGTGCTTGTTCTTTGATAAATGTTAGATCAGGAGATTCTGTATACTTCCAGGCATCCTTAAGATGATTGACTACTTGCGTCTTAAGTACATCATGATCCACATCCTCCAACTTCACTTTCAATACTTCTAGAGTAGGAGATGATTTATACTCCTTGTTATACTCTAGAATAGTATCTATCAGCCATTGATTAGCCTCACTCTCAAAATACTTAGGAGATAGTATGTCCGATATCTGCTGCAAAAACATTTTATCAACAAGTAAAGATGTTATAACCTTTACCTGAAAATTGTAGCCGTACGAACTTAACCTATCTGTCATATCATAATTATAAGGACATTATTTCAAATGTCAAAGTGATGCGTAAGCATTTAATGAGTTGAATGATGAACTCAGCCAACTATCCAAATCTTTGATAACAGTGTACATCTTATCACGCATGAACATCTTTTTAAACTCTAGCACGTCCATTCGATTGATATCGCGTTGAACTTGATCTAGTGCTAACAGTTTAGCATTGCCTGATATATCGACTTCTTTGAGTTGCATTAACGCATAGTTCCGCTCTAATATCACTCGGCCATCTGCTACTCGTTCATGTACTTTATACTGCTTTTCTACAGTCTCTGCATGTTCAATCAATTCATCTATTGATACTTCCCTATCATCCGTAAACATAGGAAAATGCTTGATCAAACTTTTAGCTCCCACGCCATTCAATCCAGGTATGTTATCTGACTTATCGCCAATGAATGCACGATACATAAGATAATTTTCAGGACTAAATCCAAATTCTTCTTTCATCAATTCGGGCGTGTACATTTTCTTTTTGATAGGACTCCAAACTGAAATACGATTGTTTACCAGTTGCAAGAAGTCTCTATCCGTCGAACAAATTGTCACGCGTTCATTATCCTTTGTATAGATCTCATTTGAGATATATGCAATAATGTCATCAGCCTCTACCTGATCAATTGCTAAGACAGTAATGGGGAGGCACTGTAAGTATTGAATCATTCTTCCATATTGTCGTTTCATCGACTCTTGCTCATCTTGTAATGAAGCAAACTCTTTGTAACGATTGAAAGATGTCTTATTAGCTCGATTCGCTTTATACTCTGGAAACAATTTCTTACGACGTACCGAACCCCCTTTACCATCAAACACAATCACACAACGCGTAGGTTTAACTTGTCTGACGACGGCGGCAACGGACCTAAGAAAGCCCGTTACCCCGCCAATATGATCACCGTCGTCATTTAGGGCAGGGACTGCTGAGAAAACTCGTATAAAGGTATTCAAACCGTCTATAACGAGTAGATGGCTGTTTTTACTCGAACCCTGACCTTGTTGATGTTCCTGTTCAACTTCGCGCAATATGTCTAGATATCTCGACTTCATCCCTCTTCTGAAACAAATTCTTCGTCAATCTCGACATCGTCAATTCCAATATCCTCGCCTGGCTTATATTGAAGAATATATGAATCGCAAATCTTTTGATAGATCTCTTGCTCCAATGCAGGATCTTCCTCAAGTTTCTTTTGGAAGTCTTTACTTTGGAACTTAATATCTTTACCATTAGCAGCTGTATATGTATACCATGCACCTGCCTGAGATACGATCTTATAATTCTTCATAATGTTGAGCCATCCACCGTAATCATCGATACCAGATTCAAAATAGATATCATAATCGATTGTCTTCAATGGGGGACCCATTCTATTTTTAACCACCTGAGCACGAGTCTTGATGCCAATGACTTGGTCAACGCCATCCTTCTTCATTTTAATTTGCCCAACTGATTTTAAACGTAACCGAACCGAAGCATGGAATGGAATTGCTTTACCGCCTGAAGTTGTATACGGATCACCAAATGCCACACCCAATCTTGTTCTTAATTGATTTGTAAATAACAAACAAATTCTTTCTCGTCCAATCATATTAGTAAGCTTACGCATACCTTTCGAAAGAATAATAGCTTTGGAAGTTGCATATCCATCCTTATCAAATTCCTTTGCCATTTCAATCTTAGTAGATGCACCCATCACTGAGTCTACTACAATTGTGACCAAACGATCTTTGTTTGATTTACGTACTGATTCTGTAATGCTCTCGATTGCTTCAAAGATATCTTCTACCGTTTCAAGCGGAATATAAAGCATCTTTTGCAAATCAAGACCAATAGCTTCTAGGAAATCTCTACTAACAGCATTCTCTGTATCAATATACACTGCCAAGCCTCCTTGTTGCTGTGTATTTGCAAGAGCATGTGCTGCCAATAAGGACTTACCAGATGCTTCCAATCCTGTAATCTCTGTTATACGTCCTACAGGAAGTCCTCCGTCGGGTCGATTAGAAATTGCTAGGTCAAGCATCGATGAACCAGTCTTCACCCAGCCTCGAACATCGGATGGAGATATAGTTTCTCCCTCGAGGAAAAATGCAGTCTTGTAACCAGTGTTCTTAAATTTCTTGTTGATATCATCTGCTAACGATGATGCTAACTCATCGGAGAGTTCGCTTTTAGACTTAGCCATTTGTAACCTTTTTTATTAGTCGTTAAACAATTCGTCAAACGCTGCACCTACATCATCAACTGTATTTGCAACAGGCGC